TTACTACGATATTGTGGTGAAGGAGATATTATTATTGATCATGGCAATAGCAATTTTAAGGACAGTCGGAAGAGAGCAGAACGCCTGGCAAAACTTGGTATCCAATATATTGATTGTGGTACTAGCGGTGGTGTTTATGGTTTGGATCGTGGATACTGTCTTATGGTTGGTGGTGGAAATACTGCAGTCTCCACTTGTTCGCGCATTTTTGATGCACTCTCCCCAGGAATTGACGCTGCCGCCAGGACTCAATTTGACTCAGACATAACTTCTGCCGAATATGGATGGTTGCATTGTGGTGGTCCAGGTGCTGGACACTTTGTGAAAATGGTGCATAATGGTATTGAGTATGGTATTATGCAGGCATATGCAGAAGGATTCAACATTATCAAGAATGCGAATGCAGGTGCTCAATATGTTAGAGAAGGAGATGCTGAAGTTGCCCCAATGGCAGATCCAAAATCCTATTGCTATGACATTGACGTTGCTGAGGTTGCTGAGTTATGGCGTCGTGGTAGCGTGGTTGGGTCTTGGTTACTTGATCTTACTGCTGATGTGCTACGCAGGGATGGTAGCCTTAAACAGTTCTCTGGAGGCGTATCCGACAGTGGTGAGGGTCGCTGGACTGTTTCTGCCGCTGTGGATCTGGGGATTCCCGCACCTGTTATTACTACTGCCTTATTTGAAAGATTTAACTCACGCAATCTCGGATCGTTCGGAGCAAAGATCTTAAATGGAATGCGTTACATGTTTGGTGGACATCACGTTAGATAAAATGATTAGTTCGGAGACACCTTATAAACTTGCAGAAGTTATTAGAGATACTTGGCCTGGACTTTACAGACCGAACAAAGTGCCTTATAATAAAGAAAAGAAATTAAATGATGAACGAATATTGGATCGTAACTGAGAATAAGACTGGAAGAGTCATTGCTCATTGTGGTGATATTAATGATGCAATAATGATGGTTGCATTTGATTCGCAAAATCGCTCTTACAGTCGTCAAAGATTTATCCTGGATCAGGTGATTGACATTACTTCAACAACTGATAAACAACTTCCAGGTCAAGTTGGGTTGCCTGCTGGAAAAGTAGAGCAACTGAATTCGTATAAAGAAAAACTTCCATATTCAGTGGATAAACCAGTAATTTTATAAAATAAAAAAAATGTTAGAACACTATTATACTGACGATAATATTTTTGGTGAAAATTGGTTTACCTATCCAAATCTTTATCGAGAAATGGTTGAAAAATTTCCTTCTGGTAGTAAATTTGTAGAGGTTGGATCATGGAAAGGTAGATCGTCTTCGTATATTGCTGTAGAAATTGTAAATTCTAAAAAAGATATTGAGTTTTATTGTGTCGATACTTGGGAAGGTAGTTTAGAACATAAAAGTGGTGATGTGGAAAAATCACTTTTAACTTTGTACGAAACATTTATCAACAATATGAAACCAGTTGAAAGTTATTATATTCCATTAAAACTTTCTTCTGAAATAGCATCTAAAAAGTTTAAAGAGAAGTCTTTGGATTTTGTTTTTTTGGATGCCTCTCACGAGTATGAAGATGTAAAAACTGACATCGAAAAATGGTTACCTAAAATTAAATCAGGTGGAATACTTGCTGGTCATGATTACTATACTGGTTTTTATGATTATTTTCCCGGTGTTAAAAAGGCAGTAAATGAAAAACTCTCTAATTTTTCTACAGGAGAATATTGTTGGGTTTATCAAGTTCCTTAATATGAACCACCGAAAACATAAACAAACAGAAAATATTAAAAAGAAAAAGATGTATACACCTGAGGGTTATCTTAAAGATCCCCCAGATGAAAAATGTCCATACTGTGGGGAATCTGGAAAATCTTGTTCTTATGTTAATAGTTTAAGTCGTGCTTGGGCAAGAGATGCTTGTAAAAATAACTACAATAAATACGAAAATAATATAGAAAAATAAAATGAATCACATTTATCAGCAACCTCAATTTGGTGAAAATTGGTTTACCTATCCAAATCTTTATCTAGAAATGGTTGAAAAATTTCCTTCTGGTAGTAAATTTGTAGAGGTTGGATCATGGAAAGGTAAGTCTTCTGCGTATATGGCAGTTGAAATTGCAAACTCAACAAAAAATATTGAGTTTTATTGTGTCGATACTTGGGAAGGTAGTTTAGAGCATGAAGAAATGGATTTATCTGGTCTATATGATTTGTTTATTGATAATATGAGTCCATTGGTAAATTATTATAAACCTATTCGTAAATTATCAATAGAAGCATCTAAAGATTTTGAAGATAATTCTTTAGATTTTGTTTTTATTGATGCTTCTCATCAATATGAAGATGTAAAGAACGATATTATTCATTGGTTACCTAAAATTAAATCTGGGGGAATTTTAGCAGGGCATGATTATCCTTCTGATGGTGGAGGTTGCTTTGCTGGTGTTTACAAAGCTGTAAATGAGTTATTAACTGGATTTAATGTTAATAGTGTGACCAATACTTATGTCTATACAAAACCATAATAAACTAAAAAATTTTCCTCCTGTACATTTTATTAGTACAATAGATTCCGAAGAAAGAAGAAATCTATTATTAAAAAAATTTAAAAACTATAATATCAAAAATTTAACTTCCCATATATTTAAAAGATATGAGGAAGGTGATTATATTTTTCATGGAGAATATATTGATAAAATGATAGGTCCTGGTAGAGGTCCATTAACATCACATTTAAGAACTATTAAGGGATGGTATTATGGTACTGATGAACCTTATGCATTTTTCTGTGAAGATGATTTAAGTTTAGAAACTATAGATTATTGGAATTTCACTTGGGAAGAATTTTATAATAATCTTCCCTCTGATTGGGAATGTGTGCAATTATGTTGGGTAAGAGAAAATTTTTATACATTTAATGTAGAGTTTAGAAATAGATGTTGGTGTGATTGGTCTGGATGTGCTTATCTAATATCAAGAAAATACGCTAAAAAAGTAATTGAAAATTACTATTATGATCATGAATTTCATTTAGATCTTAATGGGAGTGATATTGAGCAACGTCCAGAATGGGCAAAAATACCAGTTATTGAAACTGTTATATTTTCTTCTATTGGTAAAATTTATGGTTTTCCTTTATTCACAGAAGATGTTTTAAATTGTCTTACTACTTGGAGATGGGGATCTGGTAATGAGGTTAATTTATATTCCTATCAACAAACTATTGAATGGTGGAAAAATAATGGACAATTCTTAACATTAAGTGATCATTTTAAAAATATACCTTAAAAGATAAGATGAATAATATTAAAAAAATTATAGAAATTTTTGAAAGAGATAGTGATATTACTTATTTTGATGAATGGAATTACATTTATATAACTTTAAAAGAAACATTTAAAATTATTTTTAGTATATCATGAACTATAAAGTAATTGATAATTTTCTTGAACAAGATGTTTTTTTAAAACTAAAGAAAAATATTTTAGAAAATGAAAATTTTTCTTGGAAATTAGTAAACACGGTAAGTACAATTGATTCCAATGATGGTATATTTTTTGTAAATCTTTTATATTTTTATGAGGGTGTGGTAGATGAAGATTTATCTGCAGTAAAACCAATTATGGATAAATTAAATATAAAAGATTTGTGGAGAATAAAGGTAAATTTATATCCTAAAGATTGTATTAATTACCGTTATATTAATCATATTGACTTTGATTATTCTCATACTGGTTGTATTTTTTACCTTAATACTAACAATGGAAAAACTATATTGAATGATGTTGTAGAAATTGATTCTGTAGAAAATAGGGCATTATTTTTTGATCCAAGTCAACCTCATACATCTACAAATTGTACTGATAAAAATTATAGATCTAATATTATTTTCAATTATAGATAGTATATAATATTAAATATTTCTTTTATGGAACTTTTCCATTCTCCTCAATATTATTTGTATAATCTCCAAACAACTAGTTCATCGGAAGCAAAAAGAATTTGGAGAAATCAAATAAGAGAAAAATGGAATAATCAATGTGCTTACTGTGGATCTGAGGAAAAACTTACACTTGACCATATAATACCACAATCAAAAGGTGGAATGGATTTTACAAAAAATGTAGTTTGTTGCTGTCATTCTTGTAACCAAAACAAAGGTCATTCCCAATGGGAAGAATGGTATTCTTCTCAAGATTTTTTTAGTAATGAGCGTTATGAAAAAATTAAAAAATGGATGAAACCAGATTCTCCTCAAAATTTGTTTAGGTATAAGTCAAGAAGCAATCAGATTAAATAGATAAATACCTAATAAAAGAGATATCCTCTATCCACCTTTGAGAGTATCTAAGGAATGTCCGACATAAAAGTAACAGTCAATTCATCAAATTCTAATATCGTAAGAGTTGGTCAAGATAATGCTCTTAAGATAGTTTCAAGTACAACCGCGTCTCAGGGAATTCAGGGTACTCAAGGAATTCAAGGATTTACTGGTGGTGGAGGATCTCAGGGATCTCAGGGACCTCAAGGAATTCAAGGTATTTGGGGATCTCAAGGTGTTCAAGGTCCATTAAGTGATTTTCAAGGAACTCAAGGTAGTCAAGGATCTCAGGGAACTATAGGTATTGGTTCTACTGGAATTCAAGGAAACCAGGGTATTCAAGGTTTACAAGGTACGCAAGGTATAAAGGGTGATCAAGGTACTCAAGGCCTTCAAGGATTAGTTGGTGATCAAGGTATCCAAGGTCTTCAAGGTCTTCAAGGTCTTTTAGGTAATCAAGGTAATCAAGGTCTCCAAGGTCTTCAAGGTATTCAGGGTACTCAAGGTCTTCAAGGTCTTCAAGGTCTAAAAGGTGATCAAGGAACTCAAGGTTTACAAGGTCTTCAAGGTCATCAAGGAACACAAGGAAGGCAGGGAATTCAAGGTATTCAAGGTTTTCAAGGTTTACAAGGTAATCAAGGTAATCAAGGTAATCAAGGTACTCAAGGTCTCCAAGGTTTACAAGGACTCCAAGGTTTAAGTAATCAAGGTGTTCAAGGATTGCAAAGTAGTCAAGGACTGCAAGGTGCTTTAGGACAACGTGGAAGTGATGGTACTTCTATTACTATTGTAGGTACTTTAGCGTTAACAGTTGGTATTGAAACATCTCAGTTAAATGATTCTGGAAATTCTTGGTATCCTGCAGATTCTGGAGATGGTGTAATTGATAGTAATTTAGGAAATCTTTGGGTTGCTATCGTAGGAATTGCAACAACTTCTTGGACTAATGTTGGTACTGTTAGAGGACCTCAAGGACTTCAAGGTTTAAAAGGTGATCAAGGTACTCAAGGTCTCCAAGGTCTTCAAGGAACACAAGGTATAAAAGGTGATCAAGGAACACAAGGTCTCCAAGGTTTCCAAGGTGATCAAGGTACTCAAGGAATTCAAGGTCTTCAAGGACTCCAAGGTTTAAGTAATCAAGGTGTTCAGGGTTCTAAAGGAGATCCTGGACTAACTGGAGAAACATATTGGGAAAAAACTTCTTCTGGAATTAATACACTTTCAAATGTCGGTATAGGCACTACAAATCCAATATATAGATTTTCTGTTACTGAAAATACAAGTTCAACTGCTGGATTAACAAATGTTCTTGCAGATTTTAGTGGGAATGTAAATTCATTTGCCCAAGTAAATATTCGCAATGCGTTTTCTGGATCTAACGCATCTTCTGACCTTGTATTAACTGCTGATAATGGTAATAATAATGTAAACTTTTTAGATCTTGGTATTAATAATAGTGGGTTTGGCACTGATACTTGGACTATTAACGGTCCAACTGATGGATACTTATATACTTCTGATGGCAATCTATCCTTAGGTGTTGGTAAAACTACATCATATCTCTCACTATTTTCTGGTGGAACCTTAGCAGAAAATGAGAAAGTTAGATTTACAAATAATGGTGTTGGTATTGGTACTACGTTAACTCCAGCATTCCTTAATGTTTCTGGTGATGTTATTTTTGAAGGTGCAACAACTACAGAACTTCTTCGCGTAACACAACTTGGAACTGGTCCTGCTTTCCTTGTTGAACATGGATCTCGTAATGATGCAAATGCATTCACTATTTTAAATAGTGGTCAAGTTGGTATTGGTGTTCTTTCTCCTGCGGAAGAATATGTTTTAGAAGTTGATGGTGGAAATATAAGATTTGTAAAAGGTGGTCAAGGTGATATTGTTATCTCTCATGCAAATTTAATATCTAATGTTCGTTCTGAAGGATCTGTTCAACTTGGTTTAGGTGCCAATGGGCAGAATGATGCTATAAGAATTGATTTAAATCAAAATGTTGGTATAGGTTCTACACTACCAAAATCGAGATTAGATGTTACTGGAAATGCAAGAATTTCTGGTATTTTAACAGTTGGATCTTCGAGCATTACTCTTAATGGCGTAACAAATGTTTTAAATGTTGGAACTGGTGTTACAGTTTATGGTAATACTGGAATTGTAAGTGCTGTTGAATATTATGGTGATGGTAGTAAATTATCAAATATTGTTTCAGTATCTGGAATAGGAATTAATACATCTGGTGGAAATGTAGGATATGGTATAACAATAATAGATTTTAGGGGATCTGGAGTATCTACTGTTACAAATTTTTCCGGAATAACTACTATTTACATTGAGGGAACTCAAGGTCTTCAAGGTCTTCAAGGTAATATTGGTTCTCAAGGTAATCAAGGTCTTCAAGGAACACAGGGAACTCAAGGTCGTCAGGGTTCTCAGGGACTTCAAGGACGTGATGGAAAAGCAATTTCTTCGGGTCTTCCTTATCAATTTGATAGTACTACAACAAACTCTGATCCTGGTACTGGAGATTTTAGATTTAATAATTCGGATCAGACCTTAGCTACATCAATGTATATTGATGATTTGACAAATGATTCTGATAATGTAAGGGCATATCTTTTAGAACTTGGAACCTATAGTGGAACTCCTAAAGCTTACATATACATATTTGCAACTTTTGATACTGCAATATATAAACTTAATTCCGTAACAAGTCAGACTGGTTACGTTGAGTTTGGAGTTACTTACGTAAGTGGAACCCCATTTACTAATGGAAATATCGTTCAGATTCTATTTGCTGTTGTAGGATCCCAAGGTGTACAAGGTCTCCAGGGTGTTCAGGGTCCATTAAGTAATTTTCAAGGAACTCAAGGACTTCAAGGTCGTCAAGGAACTCAAGGACTTCAAGGTCGTCAAGGTCTTCAAGGTCTTCAAGGTCTTCAGGGATTTCAAGGAAGGCAAGGTATTCAAGGACCTTTAAGTAATTTCCAAGGAACTCAAGGTATTCAAGGACTTCAAGGTGATATTGGTTCTCAAGGCAATCAAGGATCTCAAGGTGCTCAAGGAGTTGGATCTCAAGGTGCTCAAGGAGTTGGATCTCAAGGTACTCAAGGTCTTCAAGGTGATATTGGTTCTCAAGGTAATCAAGGTCTCCAAGGTCTCCAAGGTCTCCAAGGAACTCAAGCAACACAAGGAATCCAAGGATTAAAGGGTGATCAGGGAACCCAAGGTCTCCAAGGTCTCCAAGGTCTCCAAGGAACTCAAGGACTCCAAGGATTAAAGGGTGATCAGGGAACCCAAGGTCTCCAAGGTCTTCAAGGTACTCAAGGTCTTCAAGGTACTCAAGGTTTACAAGGACTCCAAGGATTAAATGGTGATCAGGGAACCCAAGGTCTCCAAGGTCTTCAAGGTCTTCAAGGACTTCAAGGTACTCAAGGACTTCAGGGAACTCAAGGTCTTCAAGGATTTAGCAATCAAGGAGTTCAGGGAATTCAAGGTTCTTTTGGAATTCAAGGACTTCAAGGAACTCTTGGTCAACGTGGAAATGATGGTACTTCTATTACTATTGTAGGTACTTTAGCATTAACTGTTGGTATTGAAACTTCTCAGTTAAATGATCCGGCAAACAGTTGGTATCCTGCAAACTCTGGAGATGGTGTAATCGACAGTAATTTAGGAAATCTTTGGGTTGCTGTTGTTGGAATAGCTACTACTTCTTGGTCTAATGTCGGCAATATTAGAGGACCTCAAGGACTTCAAGGTTTAAAAGGTGATCAAGGTACTCAAGGTCTCCAAGGTCTTCAAGGAACACAAGGGATTCAAGGTCTCCAAGGATTGCAAGGTCTTCAAGGGGATCAAGGTACTCAAGGTCTTCAGGGATTACAGGGAACACAAGGTCTTCAGGGAATTGTAGGTATTGGATCTACTGGATCGCAAGGAACTCAAGGTCTTCAAGGATTACAAGGAACTCAAGGACTTCAAGGTTTAAAAGGTGATCAAGGTCTCCAAGGTCTTCAGGGATTAATTGGTGATCAAGGTACACAAGGTCTTCAGGGTTTACAGGGTCTCCAAGGATTGCAAGGTACTCAAGGCAACCAAGGTACTCAAGGTCTTCAGGGATTAATTGGTGATCAAGGTACTCAAGGTCTCCAAGGATTACAAGGTCTTCAAGGCAACCAAGGTACTCAAGGTCTTCAAGGATTGCAAGGATTACAAGGAGATCAAGGTCTTCAAGGTCTTCAAGGTCTTCAGGGAACACAAGGTACTCAAGGTCTAAAAGGTGATCAAGGAACACAAGGTCTCCAAGGTCTTCAAGGATTGCAAGGATTGCAAGGATTACAAGGAGATCAAGGAACACAAGGTCTTCAAGGTCTTCAAGGATTACAAGGAAATCAAGGAACACAAGGTCTCCAAGGTCTAAAAGGTGATCAAGGTACTCAAGGTCTTCAAGGTCTTCAGGGAACACAAGGTACTCAAGGTATTCAAAATACTCAAGGGGCACAAGGAACATTTGTTCAAGGTATTCAAGGTTCCTCTGGATCTGGAGGTGGTGGTGGTGGTGGATCAATTGCAATTGCAAATGATACGACTACAAATGATACTTTTTATGTTGGAATTGCTAGTACTTCAACTGGAACTCTTACCACTTTAAATGTTTCAACAACTGGTTTGACATTTAATCCTTCAACTGGAAATCTTGTTGCTGGTGGAACAGTAACGGCAAACTCTGATGAAAGACTTAAAACAAATATCAAAACAATTGAAAATGCTTTAGATAAAGTACTATCACTTCGTGGTGTAGAATTTGATCGTATAGATAATGGAGATCACCAAATTGGTGTTATTGCCCAGGAAGTTGAGCAAATAATACCACATGTTGTTTATCCAAAACATCCCACACCAGATTATGAGAAAAAGTCTGTTGCTTATGCAAACTTAATTGGTCTTTTAATTGAAGCAGTTAAAGAATTGAATCAAAAAATAGAGGAAAAATAATATGCCAGTAGGAATAGGGTCTACTCAGATTACTGGAATCAGCGTAGTTGCTAATCCAACAGATGCCGCCTCAAAAAGTTATGTAGATTCTGCTGTTAGTGGTGGTGGATTACCATCTATCGATGGTAATGAAAATGAATTTTTATTCACCGATGGTTCTACAGCATCATGGGAACCTATACAAGGTTATCAAGAATATACAACGCCTGGAAATTATACATTTACTGTACCGACACAAGCAAAAGAACTGTTCATAGAAGCAACAGGTGCTGGAGGAGGTGGAGCACCAGGTTCGGCAACTACACCAACAAATTATGTAAGTCGTGGAGAATTTTGGTTTTTAAGAACTTCTGGAACAACAAACAACTTTACTGGAAATGGTAATGTTGGAAATCCACTTGGGTCCTATGGACTTGGTTTTTATGTAATCGGAACAGGTTCTGGAACAATACATGCGTCTACAGACTCAATCACTTGGGTTGCAAGAACTTCTGGATTTGGAAGTTCTGTGATTTTTAGTGTAAATTATGGATCAAATATTTTTATATCTACAGTTTCGAGTGCCATAAGAACTTCAACTGATACTATACACTGGATTTTAAGAACAAGTGGTGCTATTTCGGCAATAGTTACAACTATATCGACTGACAATAATTTTCATTTAATTGCTGATGAAGGTGGAAGGATTGCTTCTTCCACAGATGGAATAACCTGGAATACCAGAACAACACCAACTTCAGGTTCATTTTCCATGTACTCTCGTGCATACTCTGCTTCTCCGAGTACTAATTATTTATTTGCAGGAAATACGGGAATTGTTGCATCAACAGATGGAATAGTATGGACTTTAAGAACTTCTGGACAAGGTTCTACTACATTTTATTGTGGAACGTATGGAAATGGCATATATCTTTTTGGAACTAGTGGTGGAACTTTAATTGCTTCTACTGATACAATTGTTTGGACTTCTAGGAATTATCCTAGCGGATCTGCTAATCAAATGTCTGATGTAATTTTTGGAAATAATATCTATATTGTTAATCAGTTTAGCAATAGGTATTTAATTACTTCAACAGATTCTATAGTATGGATTGTAAGAACTTCTCCTGCAGTATCAACTAACTACCGTGCAGGTATTTTTGGAAATTCAATATTTGTTTATGGTTCTGAAACTGGTCGTATAATAGCATCTACTATACCATCAGGTACTGCTGGATCTGGGGGTGGTGGAGGAGCATCTTTAGGATCTATAATCTCAAGATCAAATATTTCTGGATCAACTCTTAATGTAAATGTTGGATCTGGTGGAACTTCGGGAACTGCTGGTGCTGCATCAACAGTATCTTGGACAAGTCCTGGAGGAAATTTTTCAATTACTGCAAACGGTGGATCTGCAGGAGTGAATACATTTTTAAGTACAAGTAATATTGTTCCTGGTGGTACGGGCGGAACAGCAGCATCAATTTCAAATAATTATGTTTATTCTTCTGCAGGAACTGCTGGTGGTAATGGAGGATATTTTGAATCATCAACGAATAATAGGCAAGGTTATACTGGAACAGATGCATCTACTGCAACTAGTCTATATCAAACGACTGGTGGTGGGGGTGGAGCATCTTCTTTATTTGATGGACAATTTGGAACTTTTGGTGGAACAATAAACTATTATGGAAATACCTATCAAAACTCAAAAACTATACCTGCTTTAATGAATGGCACAAGTTCATTACCGATAAGTGGTCTTTCTTATGGAAATGGTGGAAATGGTGGTGGAGCACAACATGGTGCAGTTGTATGGGTTTTAAGAACTTCTGGATTTGGTGTGACTGCTTATACAATAAATTATGGCGCAGGTCTTTATGTTATTGCTGGAGATTCTGGAAGATTATCTACTTCTACTGATACCATAACCTGGATCGCAAGAACTTCGGGATTTGGAACTTCTAATATTTTTGGACAAATGTATGATGGAAATCTTCATGTTATTGCAGGTGCTGGAGGTTCAATAAGTGTATCTACAAATGCTATCGCGTGGACTGTTAGAACTACTGGTGTTGGTAATATTAATTTAGGTGCTACTAATCAAGGTCCTAGTGCAATTTATGCAAATAATTTATATCTTGTTTCTGGAAGTAGTGGAAGATTTTTAGTGTCTACTGATTCAATAGCATGGACATTAAGAACTGTTGGTAGTACTATTTCTTTTAATTCTGTTGGATTTGGAAATTCTATATATTTGCTATCTGGAGGATCTGGAACTTTAGTTGCGTCTACGGACACTATTAATTGGACTTTAAGAACTGCTGGTACTGGAGCTGTAACTCTTAATACTTTGCAATATTTAAATTCAGTTTATTATTTTATTACTACTGGTGGTTTATTTGTTACTTCAACAGATACGATAAATTGGGTTACTAGATTTAATACTGGCACACAGTATGTGTCTGCAGTTTCATCTGATTCTCTAATTATTGGAGGAGCTTCGGGAGCACTTACTTCATCAACTGATGGTATTTCTTGGGTATTAAGAACTTCTGGAGTTGGTGCAGTGAATGCATTCTCTTGTGCTTATGGTGATGGATTATTTTTAGCAACTTATGGTGCAGGTGCTCAAGTAATTGTTGCAAATTCAAATATAAATGGTGGAAATGGTGGTGCTGGAACTAAAGGTGGTGGTGGAGGTGGTGGAGGATATAATTTAGCAACAAATACTGTTGGAACTGGTGGAACTGGTGGTGATGGTTATGTTCGTATTAGTTGGCAATAAGGAGGAACTATAAATGACAACCGCAGGACCTAATTATATTTCTGGTATTACTACAGCAACATTTCAGAATACTGATGTAGTTAATAAATCTTATGTTGATAATCTTTCTGGCAATTCTTTACCATCCCAGACAGGAAATGGTGGAAAGTTTTTAACTACAACTGATGGTATTAATGTTTCTTGGGATTATGTTTCAAACTATCAAGAATTTACAACTCCAGGATCACAAACATTTACAGTTCCTTTTCAAGCAAATCTTTTATATATTGAAGCAACTGGAGCAGGCGGTGGTGGAAGTACTGGAACAACTGGATCAACATTTGCAAAGAATGGACTTACTTGGTCATTAAGAACTTCTGGATTTGGTTCTTCTTCAATCTCAAATATTCTATTAGGTGGATCAACTTATGTCGCAAGTGGTGCCTCATATCTTGCATCATCTACAGATAATATTACCTGGATCTCAAGAACATCAGGATTTGGAACTTCAAGTATTAATGGATTGACTTATTTTAATAACGAATATTTGATTGGTACTGGTAATCCGCAAATTTGGACTCAAAGAACAGTTGTTGGAACTTCAACGGGTCTTGGCGCTCTTGCATATGGTAATGGATTTTATCTTGCTGGAGGTTATGGAACAAACGCTCATGTTCAGGTTTCTACAAATACTATTCAGTGGGTTTTAAGAACCTCTGCAAACTCTGCTGGAGCATCAGTAATGCAAACGATGGTCTTTGGTGGAGGTATTTATGTTGTTGGAGACTCTTGGCCACAGATAAGAACTTCAACAGATACGATTAACTGGTCTTTAAGAACTGGTGGACCTCTTGGTTCTGGAGTAATTAATACATTTGCTTACAGTGAAACGCCAACAGAAAAATATGTTGGGGGCAAAAGTGGAGGAGGAGTAATATCTTCTACAAATGCTATTCAGTGGACTTTAAGAACAACAGGATTTGGTACTTCTTCTATTAATAGTCTTATTTACGGAATTAGTAGTTATATTGCCGGTAGTATTGGTGGAATAATAAGAACTTCAACTGATGCAATTTCTTGGACTTTAAGAACATCTGGATTTGGTACATCTTCAATTAGTGCTCTTGTTTATGGGAGTGTTTATGTTGTTGCTGGAGTTTCTGGAACTTTATTATCTTCAACAGATACAATTGTTTGGACTTTAAGAACATCAGGATTTGGAACTTCTGCAATTAATTTCCTTACATACGGTAATAATTTTTATATTGCTGGTGGTGCATCAGGAACTAATACATTTTCCACTGATGCGATTGTATGGACTTTAAGAACTTCAGGATTTGGAACCACTTCTATCAACTCATTATTGTTTGATGGTACTAATACTTTTGTACAGTCATCTATTTCTTCAAATACTCTTTCAACATTTTCAACTATTATTAGTGCTACATTAAGTTCATCTACTGATGCAGTATCGTGGTCTTTAAGAACTTTTAATACAGGTTCCCAAACAATCACATTATTGAATTCATTTGGTTCTTATTCCCTTGCTCACGGAACAAATTATTTTGCAGAATATGATTTTCTAAATGTTTCTACAAATAATATAAATTGGGAATTAAGAACATCTGGATTTGGGATAAATCAAATCACTTCATTTGGATATGATGGTACTTCTTATCTTGCAGGTGGTGCTTCTGGAACATTAACTGTTTCAACTGATACGATTACTTGGATCTTAAGAACTTCTGGATTCGGAACAACCTTAATCGATGCATTAACTTATGGAAATGGAGTATACGTTGCTGGAGGTTTATCTGGCACTTTGACATCTTCTACAGATACTATAGTTTGGTCTTTGAGAACTACTAGTAGTGGAACAGATACTATAAACTCTTTATCATATTCAAATACTGCAAATAACTTTATTTTTGCTGGAGATTTTGGCGACATATTTACTTCTACTGATGCAATCGTATGGAGAATGAATACTTCTCTTACGACTGCAAATCTTTTAACTTCAGTTCATACAAATAATACTTATTTGGTTGCTGGAGTATCTGGAACTTTGGTGGAAGCAGATGCTCAACTTTCTGGAACTGGTGGTTCTGGTGGATCTTATACCTCTTGGTACATTCCAGATTCGATAATATCCTCTAATATTACAGTCAATGTTGGATCTGGTGGACCTGGAGCAACAACTGAAAGTACTTCTGGATCTGCTGGTGCAGGAACAACAATATCATGGACTGGACCTGGAGGAACTTACACACTAGTTGCAAATGGTGGTGGTGCTGGTGGAGTTGCTGGAATTGCTCAAACTAATATTACGAGTTATTTTTATACAACTGCTGGTGGATCTGGTGGTATTACAACTAGTGGAATTGGAGTTACTGCAACTGCACAGATAAATCAATATCAATCAACAGGGGGTGGTGGTGGAACAGCAATACCATCTTCTATAGGTGGTGCTGGTGGTTCGATTACTTTCTATGGAAATACTATTTTCTCTGCTGGCGGTGATAATACGGGAACAAATGGTGCCGTTGGTATTGCGATTACTTCATTACCTTATGGATATGGAGGTGGTGGAGGCGGGGCAGGAGCATCAAGTGCTGGATCTGGTGGTAATGGTGTTCGTGGAGGTGGTGGAGGTGGCGGTGCAGCCATTGGATCTACTTCTGGTAATGGTGGAAATGGTGGTGATGGATTCGTGAGGATCACCTGGTGGTAATAAATAATCTTATATAAAAGTCGATTAAATGGCAATATTAGACAGCAATCGAGTTACTGGTGTTAGTACTGTAGTAAATGCGACTGATGCTGCAAATAAGTCGTATGCCGATTCTGTTTTGGGTGGTGGTGGAGGATCCGCATATCCAAGTACAACTGGAAATGATGGTGACTTCTTAAGTGTTTATCCAGGATCTTCGGGTCAGTATTGGACCTTAAGAACTTCTGAATTTGGTTCAACTAATATAAATGCAGTCTCTTATGGAAGTGTTTATGTTGCGTCTGGAGATACTGGAAGAATAGTATCTTCAACAGATTCTGTTTCTTGGTCTTTAAGAACTTCTGGATTTGGTACAAGTAATATTACAAGAACAGTTTATGGAACTACTTTTGTTGCTTCTGGTGCTTCTGGAACTTTAACTGCTTCTACGGATGGAGTTTCTTGGACTTTAAGAACTTCTGGATTTGGTACAACTGCAATTGGAGGATTAACTTATTCTAATAATGAATATTTGATTGGTGGAAGATCAGAAACGATTACATGGACTTTAAGAACTGCAGGATTTGGTAGTTCCGCGATACAAGGATTGATTTATGGAAATGGTCTTTATGTTGCTTCCGTAAACTCTAGTGGTTTCTTAAGAGCATCAACCGATGGTATAAACTGGGCCGCAAGAACATCTCCTGTTATAGCACCTTTTTATGATACAGAATCTGGAACTTATGACGGAACTAATTACTTTATTGTTGGTGGTGCTATAACTACCGGAGGTCTTCTTACTTCTACAGATACTATACATTGGTTTTTAAGAACCTCTGGATTTGGAACATCTTGGATTGGATCTATTTCTTATGCCTCTAATCAAACACACCAATATATTATCACTGGTCAAAGTGGTCGTTTAAGTTCTTCTACCAATTCTATTGCCTGGACAATCAGAACTTCTGGATTTGGTGGGGCAAATAGTATTTTTTGTTCTGCTTATGATGGTTCTAATTATTATGTTGGAGGTGGTACATCAGTTTTAAGAGCATCTACTGATGGTATTGCTTGGGTGACAAGAACAACACCCACGAGTGTAACATATATTAATATGATTTATACTTCAAGTACTTATGTTGTTGCTGGAACAGGTGGTTCAATAGTAACCTCAACTAATGGTATTGAATGGATCTTAAGAACTTCTGGATTTGGATCGTCATCAATATATGCTTTAACATATGTAAGTAATCTTTATGTTGCTGGATCCGATGGGGGTAGAATTGCAACTTCCACTGATACTATTACTTGGATTACAAGAACTTCTGGAACATCAAATTATATATCTAAAATAGAATCTGATGGAACCAATTATGTTGTTGTAGGTAATTCTGGATATGTATCAACAGCAACACAACAAACATTATCTAATTTAGGTGATGGAGCACTCTTAAGAGCATCAACAGATACTATAACGTGGATTACAAGAACTGCATCACTTGGTACACAAACAATAACACTATTAGATTATGAAGGTTCTTATGCTTTTGCACATGGAACTGATTATAGTGGCGGAGTTAGTTTCTTAAATGTTTCTACAGATAATATTAACTGGGTTTTAAGAACTTCTGGATTTGGTGTAACTGTGATTAATGCCTTTACTTATGGTTCTGTTTATGTTGCTGGTGGAAATACTGGAATCTTAAATACTTCAACTGATAGTATTACATGGACTTTAAGGACATCAGGATTTGGTACTTCTGCAATCAATACTCTAGTTTATGGTAATAATGTTTATTTTGCCTTTGGTGCATCAGGAACGATTACTTATTCTACGGATGCGATTACTTGGACTTTAAGAACATCAAATACTACAAATGCAGTTAATGCTTCTCTTTATGTAACAAATAGTCAGTTTCTTTATGGAGCATCTTCTGGATTTATTGGACTATCTCAGATCAATCAAAAGATTTGGCAACCAATTAATTCAGTAGTAACATCATATGCTCCTGTAACTTATAAAGGTTATCAAGAATTTACAACTTCTGGAGCACAAACATTTAATATTCCTCCAACTGCAACACAGTTTTATATTGAAGCAATCGGTGGTGGTGGTGGTGGAGCATCTGGAAGAAATAGTGGAACTATTGGATCTGGAGGTGGTGGAGGATCTGGTGCTTATAACTCTTGGTTGATTCGCCGCCCAGAACTTGGAAGTGCTTCATCTATTACAGTAACTCCAGGTGCTGGGGGAACAGGTGGTACTATTCAAACTATGATTGCTAGTACTGATGCAATTGTTTGGACAAAAACAAATAGTGCTTTTGGAACAACGGCAATCAACCACCTTGTATATGGGAACTCTCTTTATGTTGCAGTTGGAAATTCTGGAACGATTGCAACATCCGCTGATACGGAAACATGGATTTTAAGAACTTCGGGATTTGGAACAACGAATATTGGTAGAAATTTGGGAAGTGGTATAAACTTAATTTATGGTGGATCATTATATGTTTTTGCATCCGATGCTGGGGCATTTCCGTCTTATTATGGAACATCTACTGATGCAATTGTTTGGTCCATAAGAGTTAGCGGAATTCCAAATAGCACCGCATATTCTTTAATGTATGGTACTGAACCAAGTGGAACATATGTTATGACTGGTCTCAATGGGGCAATAATGACAAGTCCAGATGCTATAACCTGGACAATTAGAACCGTTGGTGGATCAAGTTCAATACTTTCTTCAAATTATGGATCTTCTACTTCAACTCAATATGTTGTTGGAGATCTCAATGGTAATATTTTTGTATCAACAGATGCAATCCGTTGGACTGCAAGAACATCTGGAATTGGTGCAGAGCAACTTAATAATTTGGCATATGGTAATGGAATTCATGTTGCGGCGTCATTTAATAAAATTTCAAGTTCCACAGATACAATTAGATGGACAATTAGAACTTGTGGGCAAAATGGATCTTACCGTGTAATTTACAATTCTGATTATGGAATTTTTGTTAATCAATACGGAACTAATACTTGGACATCAACTGATGCAATTACTTGGTCTTTAAGAACAAATAATAACAGTAGATTATCTGCTCTTCATGGACTTACCTATGGAACTGTTTTTCTTGCTGGTGGAGTAGGATTATCAAATTCTCCTACATCTGGTGCAAATACAACCGTGACTTGGACTGGAAATACACCAACAGGGACCGCAACTTATACACTCACATCTTCTGGTGGAACTGGAGCATCCCCATCTGCTGTAACTGCAGGTAGTGCGGGTGCGGCGGCAGCTGCGACTTTAAATCCACTTTATACAACTGCTGGTCTTGCTGGTGGTGCTGGATTAACTGGATGGACAAATGCAAATAATGTAACGCAAGTAAATGCATTTCAAGTTACTGGTGGTGCTGGAGGTGCATATAATACAAGAGAAGGTGGAAACTCTCTCACATATTATTACGGAAATACTTATAATACTGCAGGAAGTGCTTCTGGTGGTGCAGGTTCAAATGGTATTCCAGTATCTCATACTGGATCTTATGGATCTGGTGGAGGTGGAGGTGGAGCACTTTCGACTGGAATTAATAGTTGGTATTTGAGAACTTCTGGATTTGGTTCAACCGCGATTGGTTCTCTTGCATATGGTAATGGGAACTACGTTGCTGGTGGATTTTCACCAACGATTTCTTGGATTTTGAGAACTTCTGGATTTGGTAGTTCCTCAATACAAGGATTAATTTATGGAAATGGTCTTTATGTTGCTTCCGTAAACTCTAGTGGTTTCTTAAGAGCATCAACTGATGGTGTGACCTGGACAGCAAGAACATCTCCTGCTATAGCACCTTTTAATGATACTATGGGTGGAATTTATGATGGAACTAATTACTTTATCACGGGTGGTGCTGTAACAGCTGGTGGTCTTCTTACTTCAACAGATACAATCTCTTGGACCTTAAGAACTTCTGGGTTTGGTTCTTTATGGATTGGATCTATTTCTTATGGATCTGGTGAAACGGAAAAATATATTGCTGTTGGTAATTCTGGAACTTTAAGATCTTCTACCAATTCTATTGCTTGGGTTTCAAGAACTTCTGGATTTGGAACATCTAGTATTATGTCCGGTATGTATGATGGTTCTAGTTATTATGCTGGCGGTCAAGGACCATTTTTAAGAGCATCCACGGACGGAATTTCTTGGGTGACAAGAACAGCACCTATGAGTGGATATTATGTAAATATGATTTACGGATTAAACACTTATGTTGCTTCTGGTTCTAGTGGTTCAGTAATTTCCTCAACAAATGGTATTGAATGGACTTTAAGAACTTCATCTTTAGGAGTTGCTGGAAGTGCAGTACATGCTTTATTATATAATAATAATCTTTATTATGCAGGAGACGGAACAGGTAGGATCGTAACCTCTACAGATACGATTACATGGATTACTAGAACTTCTGGAACAAATGTTGTTTTAAATGAAATAGTATCTGATGGAACCAACTATGTTGTTGTAGGTGGTAGTGGTTATGTAGCAACATCAACTCAAAGCACTTTAAGTAATCTTGGAAATGGTGGATTACTAACTGCTTCAACTGATGGAATAACTTGGACTTTAAGAACAAACTCTAATATTCAGACAATCACGTTATTATCTGCAAGTAATAGTTATTATGTTGCGACGGGATTAAATTATATTTCGGAACCAGCACTGATTTCTTCTACTGATAATATCAATTGGTTTTCAAGAACTACTGGATTTGGTACTACTAGTATTTCTGCAGTTGGATATGGAAACAATGAGTTTCTGATTGGAGGATCTGCAAATAATGTCACTTGGACTTTAAGAACTTCTGGATTTGGCACTAGTCAAATTTCTAGCGTGATATATGGTGGAGATTCTTTTTTGATTGGTACTCCTTTTGTAACTGGATTTATAAGAGCATCAACTGATGGTGTATCATGGATAACTAGAACTTCTGGATTTGGATCTACCGGAATTAATTTTTATTCTTATTTTAATGGTGAATATTTGATTGGAGGTAACTCGGCATTTACAACTTGGACTTTAAGAACTTCAGGATTTGGAACTACTAATATTTTTAGTGTAAATTTTGGCGGATCTCATTTCATTGCTCATGGAGTATCTGGAACTCTAACTGCATCAACAGATGGAGTTTCTTGGGCTTTAAGAACATCAGGATTTGGTACTTCTCAAATTATTAATGCTACTTATTTTAATGGTGAACATTTAATTGGTGGTGCTGGAGCACTTATAAGAGCATCAACAGATACAATATCATGGATATCAAGAACTGCTCCTCTCAATACACTTTCTTTTTATAATTTTAATGGTATTAAGACTTTAAATTCTTCTGGATCTTATGTGTTTGGAATGACTCAAGATTCTTTAAATAATTATGGAATAATAGCATCTACCGATAATATTAACTGGACATTCAGAACTTCTGGAAGAGGAAATGTTATACACTATACAACTGCTTTTGGTGCAAGCACATATGCTCTAGGTGTTAATGGTGGTGTTTCTACATCAACTGATAGTATTTCTTGGACAATAAGGACTGCTACTGCGTCGCCATCGTGGATGATTTATGGTAATCAGTTTGTTACAACTACTGGCACATCTTTATTGGCATCGACAGATGGAATATCATGGAGAATAAGAACTGTTCCAGGAAACTTGATGCAAAAAATATCTTATAATAATAACTTATATGTAGTTTCTGTTGATGCTAATGATGCAAATACGGCAATATCTACTGATACAATTGTTTGGCAAATACGAACTTCGGGATTTGGAACTAGTCAAATTGGTGGAGTAACAAATAATGGAACAGTCTGGGTTATTGGTGGTAGAACAGGAACTTTAGCAACTTCTACACAACAGATTTTAACTTCTACTGGTAGCGGAGCATTCTTAAGAGCATCAACTGATAGTATATCTTGGATCACAAGAACTGCACCAATAGGAACTTTAAATACTGGTACAAGTGGTGGATTTTCTTCTGCCGGTTCTTATACACTAGCATGGGGAACTGACTTAAGTTCTAATGGTTTCTTAATAGCATCTACTGATAATATTGTTTGGGAATTAAGAACTGCTGCATCCACAATAAGTGCTTATACATTTACATATGGAAATGGAATTTATTTGTATGCAACTGGTGGTTCTGGTGCTGTTGTAACTTCTACAGATACAATTGTTTGGACTTTAAGAACTGCTCCTGGATCTTCTGCCATTGCATTATTATCTTCGGTATATGGATCATTGCCAACTAATACATTTATAGTTGCTGGATCTTCTGGGTATCTTGCAACTTCTACTAATGCTGTTCAGTGGGTATTAAGAACAACTGGATTTGGATCAATTAGCATAAACTCATTTGGATTAACCTATAATGATGGTCTTTATACTGCAACTATATCTTCACAACAAAGAACATCAACTGATGGTATTACTTGGGTTTTAAGAACCTCTGGATTTGGATCTACATCAATTAATTCTATTGCTTATGGTAATAATAATTATGTAATTGTTGGTCCTGTTGGTACTTTAGCAACCTCGACTCAAACTCTTCTAAGTTCTTATGGTACTGGTGCATTATTACAAGCATCTACAGATACAATAGCATGGACAACTAGAACAGTTGCAAATAATACTATATCAATCACTGCTTTAGATGCTGAGAGTTCTTATTCAATAGCATCAACAACAAACATTTTGAATGAATATAATATTATGGTCTCTACGGATAATATTAACTGGGTTTTAAGAACTTCTGGATTTGGTACGACTGCGATTAATGCCTTTACTTATGGCAATTTTTATGTTGCTGGCGGTAACAGTGGAACCATCTCTACTTCTACAGATACGATTGTTTGGTCATTAAGAACATCAGGATTCGGTACATCTGCGATTAATGCTCTTGCTTATACTAGTAACATTTATGTTGCTGCTGGTGTAAGTGGATCAATCAGAACATCAACAGATGCAATTGCTTGGACTGTAAGATCTTCTGGATTTGGAACAACTAATATTAATTCATTAATTTATGGAACCGATTTTGTTGCTGGTGGTCTTGCAGGGACTCTTACTTCCGCATCACTTACAACACAATCTGTGGTAGGAAATGGTGGTGTTGGAACTCGTGGAGGTGGTGGAGGTGGTGGAGGATATTCTCAAGAACAAAATAAAGTTGGAAGTGGTGGTGACGGTGGAAATGGATATGTTAAAATAACCTGGTGGTAAAACGTGCCTAGATATGTTATAATCATTCGTATCTGACTTTAGTTTATGCTAAATTATTCGAATCAACCGAAGACTGATTTCAAAGGAAAAACAATCGCATTCTGTCTTCCTGGATTTTCATATTCAGGAACCTTTATGACTCAGATGATCCGCCTTTTGTTTGATCTGAATCAAATGGGGATCAACTTTTATATTTCACAAAAATACAGTTCGATGGTTAACTTTGCCAGAACTGATTGTTTGCAGGCAGATAACTTTGCAGGGACCATGCTGACTCCTTGGAGGGGTCAAGTTCCTTATGATTACATCATGTGGATCGATAGTGATATTATCTTCAAGACGGAAGATCTTCTAGAACTTCTGAAGATGGATAAGGACATTTCGACTGGATGGTATGTTCAGTCGAATGGAACTCCAGTATCCAATCAATCAACAGTAGTTGTGGATATGGATAAGAAACTTCTTTTAGAGAAGGGTTCTTATTATTTTGAAACTATTGAAGATATGCAACGCCGTTCAGAACCATTCAAGATTGAATATTGTGGATTTGGTTGGGTTCTGATGAAGAAAGGTATTTTTGAAAAAATTCCTTATCCTTGGTTTGCACCAAAGAAAGTTCAACTCATTCGTGAGGACGGAATTGTTCTTGAAGATATGTGTTCTGAAGATGTGGCAATGTGCGAAGATATTCGTGAGCATGGTTTTGAGATTTGGTGCAATCCAAAAGTTCGTGTCGGTCATCAAAAAATGGTAATCCTATGATGCATTTTAATGTTGTTATTGCAACTCCAGGTAATAAACTTACTGCAGAGTATGTAAAGTCATTACTTGGAACAATTCAAGTTCTTCAGGCAAATAATATTTCTTGGCATTTTCAAAATGAATATGCTTCTTTAGTTACAAATGCAAGAGAAGCGACAATCACTGGAAGTCGTCAGTTAGAAGTTTTTAATAAATCACCTGGCAAAGGACAATACACTTACGATAAAATTTTCTGTATTGATAGTGATATTGTATGGTCACCTGAACATTTTCTTAAATTGTATTCATCAGATAAAAATGTTATTTCTGGTGTTTATTTTGAGGCACAAGGTGCTGATGCGATGGTTCATCAAAACAAAGAAAGTCATCGCCCTATGACTAGAGATGAAGTTTTCTCTCTTGCTCAAATGGGAGATCCTTTTAAAGTATGGGGAGTTGGACTTGGATTTGTTTGTATAAAGCAAGGAGTTTTTGAAGATCTGCAACGTCCTTGGTATCGCCTTGGAAAAATTATTCAACAAGTTGATGGTGTCGTTTATGAACTTCCTCTTGGTGAAGATCTAGATTGGTGTGAACGAGTTGCAGAAAAGGGACATGATGTTTATGTCGATCCAACTATAGTAGTTGGACATATGAAAACTAATATGATATTATGAAAAAACTTGCAGTCTTTTATCATCTAGGGGCAATCAATAGTCTCTGGGATAAGTTTTTGGATGAACAACTTGGTCTAATTAAATCATCTGGTCTTGCAGATGTGGCAACCATAAACATGTGCTATGCTTGCCCAGATCATGCTGTGAATGAAATCAAGATCTATGTTCGTCAGAAGTATCCTTTTGTAAATATTCTTTCTTCCAGAATCCTTGAAGGTAAAGGAGAACAGGAGAACTTATTTGAAGGGCAAACATTAAAAGAACTTCAAACATATTCAAAAACAAACGATGGATATGTTCTTTATATTCATTCTAAAGGAATGCTTCATGCCGTAAACTCATACCAAACCATCCCAACAAGAGATTGGCGTCATTATATGAACTATTGGTGCATCGAAAGATGGAAAGACTGCATTCAAAAATTAGAAGATGATCAGGTAGATGCAGTTTCGACAAACTGGACTCGTGATCCATATCCTCATTTTGCTGGAAATTTCTGGTGGGCAACGACTGATTATATTAAAACTCTTCCAAATGTTCTGGACAGAAGTTTATATTATGATGAGAAGTTTACAGAAAAGTTTGAGGGTCATCGATTCTGTTATGAAGTATGGATGGCAACCAATAGTCCAAAGGTAAGATCGATTCATTATAGTGCGATTGATCATTACTATGCACCTTATCCAAGAGAGCGTTATGTTACAGTATAGAAATCAAGTAGAAAAACCAAAATCAATCACAGTTTTTTATCACCTATTCATTCCCGATACTAATAACATGTGGGTATGGTGGATTGATGAGCAGATGGATTTGTTGAAATCTTCAGGACTTGCTGATAAGGCAAAGATTAATATGTGTATGACTCTTCCTCTTGGATTGTATAACTCCAAGACTGGGCATTCTTATGATGAAATGGTTATTGGTTATATTAAAGACCGTTATCCTTTTGTGAATATTATTGATATTCGTCCAACAGGAGAACAACCAAATCTTTATGAGGGTCAAACACTTGCGAAGATTTATGAGCACTGCCAAGAAGATGACGGGTTTGTTTTCTACTTCCATAACAAAGGAATGAGTTCTTATTCAACTCATATCCCTGGTGCGATTAAAGATTGGCGACACTACATGCAGTATTATAATATTGAAAAGTGGGAAGATTGTGTTGCCAAACTTGAAGAAGGATATCAGTGCTGTGGAGTTGATTGGGTTGAACGCCATGATATTAAACTTGACTTTGTGGTTCAGCACTATGCTGGAAACTTCTGGTGGGCACGAAACGATTACATCCGTACTTTAAAGCATCCAATCAAGATTGAGGAGTACATGGATGTAGAAGCGATGATGCGAGAACTGCAAAACTATCGTTATTGTTTTGAACTTTGGATGGCAACTGGTAATCCAAAACAACACTGCTTTCATTATCGTCGTCATCATCAGTATGATAATCAAGGACTGGAAAGATACTTTACATACTTCCCACCCGAAATGTATCGTGAAGATGTTGAAACTGATGAAACCAAATACACAAGAAACAAACTTGATGTATTGATGGAAGTTGGTAGTAAGAATCTATTCAACTGGAGAGATCATCGTCGGTTTGCTGATTGGATTGTTCGTCGTAAGCAACCTGAAACAATTGTGGATCTTGGGGTCGATTATGGATACTCAACATTCTGTTTTGCGATTCCTGAGATTGGACATGTTTATGGTATTGATAGTTTTGAGGGGGATATTTGTGCGGGAGAAAGAGATACTTATGAGTATGTGAATGATAAGATTAAAGAACTTGACTTAAACAACATTACAATCATTAAAGGATTCTTTGATGATATTGTAAAAACTTGGGATAAGCAGATTGATGTTCTCCATATTGATGGTCTTCATACCTATGAAGCAGTCAAGAATGATTTTGAGAAGTGGTCGCCATTTGTGAAAGAAAATGGTATAATACTAATGCATGATACGATGGTTGAAGATCCAAAGTTTGGTGTGAGTAGATTCTTTAAAGAAATCAATCTTCCTAAAACTAACTTTGGACATTGTAATGGACTGGGTGTTGTGAGTAAAGATATAAATCTTATTAACGAAATCAAAAATAATTTTGGAGAGTTTATTCGTGAAATTTAATCTGTGTCGTATTGTACCTGATAATGGGTTTTATGTTCATTCTCAAGTTTTTCATGAGATTGAAGCGGCTATGTTCTTCACTCTTCAGCGAATGGGATATGAAGTTACGAATAGTGTGAATGAGTTTAAGACAGATGCACGGAACATTGTGTTTGGTATGCATCACTGCCCTGTGGATGTAGTTCGTCACGATATTCCAAAGGATACGATTGTTTATTCTTTGGAGCAAATGAGAGATTCTCCTGAATGTTTGAGGTGGTGTCGTAAATATCGTGGTCTTGAAGTATGGGACTATTCGATGAGGAATGTTGAAGTTCTTCGTAAGGCAGGAGTTGAGAACATTAAGCACTGTAAGATTGGTTATGTTCCTGAAATCACTTATTTTGAAAGGAACAAACCTGAGGAAAGGGATATTGATATTCTTGCATATATGAATCCTTCTCCCAGAAGAACCGCAGTCATGGATATTTTTGAAAAGGATCCAAACATTAATTTTGTATCTATTAATAGTGTTTATGGTAATGATAGAGATGATTATATTAAGAGAGCAAAATTAGTGATTAATTTGCATAATAATGATAATAAGATCTTTGAAATGGTTCGTGTAACTCATTTGATTCAAAATAAGGTTCCAGTTATTTCTGAAAGAAATTCGGATACTGACTTTCCATCTTACATGGAAGGAACAGTTTATACCACACCTTATCATGAGTTTGTAAAGACTGCATATGAACTTCTTAAAGATCCAGCAAAAATGGATAGAGATGCTGAAAATGCATTAGAAATATTCAAGAAATCTCCTATGGAAAACTTTCTGAAGGAGGTATTGTGATGAAAGTTATTGATGGATTTTCATTTTTTAATGAGTTTGATATTCTTAAGTTAAGATTAGAATATCTCCGCGATGTTGTAGATTACTTTGTCATTTCTGAATGTAACTATACTCACTCTGGAAAACCTAAACCTTATTATTTGGATCAAGTGATTGATCAGTTTGATGAGGAACTTAGGGATAAAATTGTCAGACTGAAATATGAACCAGACATTAGTAAGTATGATTTCAGCAATAAGGAAGAATGTAACTTTGATTCTGGATTTTGGAAACTAGAGCAAGGTCAGAGAGATCATATTAGTAAAGGTTTATTTCAGTTTGCTTTTGAAGATCTTTTCATGTTAAGTGATGCTGATGAAATTCCTAAAAAGGAACTTATTCTTTACATGAAAGATAAAGTTTCTGAGGAACCATTTGCAACTGCAATCTGTGAGAACTTTTATTATAACTTCAATACTTATGAGAATGATACATGGGCAGGAACTGTATTCACTACAGTTGGTAATGCTCTAGAGAAAGGATGTAACTATTTGAGAGCAAACTGTTTTTCTTTTCCTTTTGCAGAAAAGTCTGGATGGCATCTTACATTCTTTGGTGGTATTGAACAAATCAAAACAAAGATTGAATCTTATGCTCATCAAGAGTTTAATAAAGATGAAATCAAAAACGAACAGCACATTCTTGAAGCAATTAAAACTGGAACCGATCTTCTAGATCGTAAGCATGAACATAAACAGTTCATCAAGTATGATTTTTCAAACTTTCCAGAAGACTTTAAAAGTGCTATAATTAAAACATTCGCAGAAGAATACTATAAGATGCCAGAACCCGAAGTTGTAACAAGACCAGAGTTTCTTCATAACAATATGCCACCACTTCTTGAGGCATCACTGAATCCTGATGGAACTGGTGGTACGGAGATTATGGGTCGTGCCTGGCAAGATCTTGTTCTTCCCGCAGCACCAGATCTTGCTGATTGGCACTGGTGTGTAATTCCTGGTGACAATATTATTGCTCCAGATAACTCTAATATTGTTTGGTTGCACCCTCACCATAATGAGGTTGGTCTTGAGCAGTTGATGGACAAGCAATTCCAGAAACATTTTAAGGCATATGTATTTGTTTCTGATTGGCAGTATGAAAGGTTTGGTGAGAAGTTTAATCTTCCCATGGAGAAATGTTTTGTTCTTAAGAATGCCATTCATCCTTTTGAACCACATAAAAAACCAGAAGGAAAACTTCAACTGATGTTCCATCCTAATCCAATTCGTGGATTGGATCTTCTTTTGGAAGGCATTAAACTAATTCCAGAAGAAGACTTTGAACTTCATATTTTCCATGAACTTGATCCTGATGAGCGCAAAAAACAATATACTCAAGGATTACAAACGTATGAGTATTCTCATGTTTGTGAGCAAGAAGAAAAGTTTCTTCGCTATTGTTTAGCACTTGCGAATGCTGATAAGAGAGTTGTCCGTCATACACGAACAAATAACTCTAAAATTCGTGAGCAACTGATGAAGACTCACATCTTTGCTTATCCATCATATTTCCAGGAGACATCTTGTATTTGTTTGATTGAAGCACTTGCCGCTGGATGCTCTGTAGTAGCATCTAATCTTGCTGCACTTCCTGAAACTTCTCTGGGATTTGCTCGTCTTTATGGGTATATTCCTGATCGTCAAAAACATATTGAGCGTTTTGCAGGAGAACTCAAAAAAACTATTACGGAATACCGAAATGGGCAATTTGATAGTACCACTCAAGTGCAGGTAATAAATAATTATTACAGTTGGGACACAAGAATCCAAGACTGGGTTAAATTTTCAAAAGAACTTTGGAGGAAATTTTAAATGGCAACAAAAACTGAAACTCTAACTATGCCTTTGATGCATGTCTATCATTTGACTGCTGACCCAGCAAATGATACTGGTTATACGATTGAGCAAGTAGCAGCATTGATTGAGGAGCATGGTGCAGATCATAAGATCGAGATTACTGTTACTACTCCTGTCCCAGAACCACAACCTGAAGTTGTAGAAACAACTGCCGAAGAAGTAACCGAATAATAAATTTTTTAATCATTATGAATTTTGTAAAACTTGCTTTGGAAAATGGTGGGAGCATTCATCCATTATTAACACCATCTTCATATTTAAATGGTCCATCTATAACTAACCCATCAATTTATAATGATGATGGGAAAATTTTAACTAATTTGAGAAATATTAACTATACATTATATCATTCTGAAAAGAAAAAATTTGAGCATCAGTGGGGTCCATTAGTTTATATACACCCTGAAAATGATATGCATCTTCGCACATGGAATATTATGTGTGAGATGGATGATAATATGAGAATTAAAAGGTATCATAAAGTAGATACCTCTTCATTTGATAACTATGTTCCCCAATGGGAGTTTGTGGGACTTGAAGATGCTCGTATTGTTCGTTGGAATGGAAAACTTTATATTTGTGGTGTTAGGAGAGATCTTGATACGATTGGAACAGGTCGTATGGAATTATCTGAAATTGAAATATCAGATACAGGTATAAAGGAAATATCAAGACATAGAATTCCTGCTCCTGGAGATGATAAAGAATATTGTAATAAAAATTGGATGCCAGTATTAGACATGCCATATCACTTTGTTAAGTGGACAAATGGAACTAATATTGTTTATTATGATATTGAAAATAATACAACAGAATCTTTAATTCAAAAGGAATGGAAAGATTTAGGATGTATTGATCTTAGGGGAGGTTCTCAAGTAATTCCATACGGTCAATATCGAATTTGTTTAACTCACGAAACTTTTTTATATCAAAGTCCTGCTGGTAGAAAGGATGGTGATTATAAGCATAGATTTATTGTATGGGATAAAGATTGGAATATTGTAAAAGTTTCAAAAAGATTTTCTTTTATGAATGCTGAAATTGAGTTTGCTGTAGGTATGTGTGAATATAAGAATGATTATCTTATAACATTTGGATTTCAGGATAATGCTGCATATTTATTGAGAGCATCTAAAGGATTTATTGAGGAATACATTAATGCCGAATAAATTTTTTAATTATAAACCGTTAATTACTTTTAAAGATTTGGGATTTGGTAGACTCGGAAACCAAATGTTTCAGTACGCTTCATTAAAAGGAATTGCAAATTATAACAATTTTAATTATGCTGTTCCTCTACCTAAAGATGATATTACTTTATATAAATGTTTTAAAAATACTTTAAAATATTCTAAACCATTACCTGAGTTTGAAACAATTTATCCTAAAGGATTTGAATTTGATGTGGATATGTTTACTAACTGTCCTCCCAATAAAAATATATTGCATTATTTCCAAACCGAAAAATATTTTAAGCACATTAGAAATGAAATAAAGGAAGATTTTTCTTTTGATGAATTTATCATTAATTCTTGTAAAAGTTTTATTTCAGAATTATACCCTAGTACTGAAATAATTTCTCTACATGTTAGGAGAACAGATTACATAACAGATGAAAGTCTCTATCCTTTACCATTTGATTATTATATTGATTCTTTAAAATTTTTTGATAGTAACTTACCAGTATTTGTTATTTCAGATGATTATAAATGGTGCGAAGAACAAGAAATATTTTCAAATAAAAGATTTAAAATTATAAAATCTAATAATCCTTTTGTAGATCTTTGTATGATGACATTGTGTAATTATCATATAATTGCAAATAGTTCTTTTAGTTGGTGGGGTGCATGGTTATCTGAAAGTAAAAAAGTAGTTTCTCCTAAAAAATGGTTTAGAAATGATTCAACCTGGGATACTGAAGACTTGTATTGTTCTGAATGGATTAGAGTATGAATATTAATACTTATAATGTTGCGCATGATTGCCAAATAAATGGTCTTTCAAAAATATATGAAAAATATTTTGGATATCCATCTAAAGGTACTTTTGTTGAAATTGGAGCATTTGATGGAGATTTTGTTTCTAATACATCATGTTTAGCAGATCATGGTTGGAATGGTGTCTATGTTGAACCAATTCAAGAATACTATCTAAAATGTGTTGAGAGACATAAAAATAATCAAAATATTTCAGTTCAAAATTATGCAATAGGGTTAGAAGAAACAACTAAAAAAATTTATGTATCTGAATGTTTATCCACAATGTTGGATGAATACTCAGATAGATTTAAAGAAATTGAAGACTTTAAAAATTGCAATCTTCAGTTTTTACCAAGTACTTGTAATCAAATTAGATTAGAAACATTATTAACTGATTTAAAAATACATAAAAATTTTGAAATTCTTGTAGTTGATGTTGAAGGAAAGGAAAAAGAAGTTTTCGAATCCTTTAATATTGATGAATGGAGACCAAAGATGTTAATCGTAGAATTAATCGATAAGCATCCTTCATTTCAAGAATATGCTGATATTATTCAAACTAATAAAGAATTAAGAGATTTTATAAACTCTAAAGATTATATTGAAATTTATTCTGATAAAATTAATACGATATTTGTAGACAAATATTTTGATAATGAAATTAATAAAAAACATATTCAATATCAAAATGTATCAAATCAAAATAACGTTTCTGTAATTTGTGCTTGTAAAAATAGATATGAACCTTTAAAAATTTCTTTAAATTCTTGGTTAAATTTTGAAGAAATTAAAGAGATTGTAATTGTCGATTGGAATTCTACAATTCCTCTCAATCATTTGACAAAACTTGATTCGAGAATTAAAATAGTAAGAGTTTTAAATGAACAGTATTTCAATCAACCTCAACCATTAAATCTTGCTGCAAGTTTATGCACTCAAGAATTTCTGCTTAAAATGGATACTGACTATATTTTAAATCCTTATTATAAATTTTTTGATACTTATAATATAAGTGAAAATAAATTTGTTTATGGACCAACAAATATAGAAGATAAAAATATTGAAAGTAATCCATATTTCAAATATCTTAGAGGACTTCTTTACATTAGAAGACAACACTTTAAGGAAGTTGGTGGATACAATGAAAATCTTGGAAAATATTATGCTTGGGAAGATGATGAACTTGTTTCAAGACTGCACTTATATGGATTAAAATCTGAATCTTTAAATTACAATCATACAGTATTTCATATTCCACATCCTGATAAAAAAAGATTTGAAAATTTTGAAGGTGATAAAGATTATGAAAATAAAATTATCAGTGAATTATCAAAAAATTATAGTGGTGATGAATTGAAGTGGCAGACTGAATATGTAATCTCTCAATATCATATAAGTAAAAATATGGAACAATTTCCATCTCCAACTCATTATCATGTTGAATCAAAACTAAATTGGAATATAATTCAAATAGATGATCAAAATTACTTTGCAGAAAAATATGAATAAACTAAAAAATTTTCCAACTGCTTATTATACAACATTGGAAGAAAGTGTTGATAGACAAAAAAATATTGAAACTCAATTTCAATTACATGAAATTAATCCAATACCATTAGTTTCTAAAAGATATTCTGATAGTTCTGATGTTGTAAAAGGAAGATTTTTAGAATCTATGAATCCTGGAACAATTGGTTGTGCAGTTTCTCATCTTAAAGCGATTAAAAAATGGTATCAAGAAACGGATGAACTTTATGCGTTTTTCTGTGAAGATGATTTAAGTTTAGAAACAGTAAATTATTGGAATTTTACTTGGGAAGAATTTATAGAATCAATTCCAGAAGATGCTGATTGTGTCCAATTATTGAGATTAAAAGAAGGTGGTATCAGCAATGATTTTAATTTTCGTAAAAAGCAAAATGATGATTGGTCAGTAACTGCATATATTCTTACTAGAGATTATGCTAAAAAAATAATTGATGAATATTGTATTGGTGATGAATTTCATCTTGAAATAAAAAATCAAGATGTTATGCCATTAATTGAATATATTATTTTTAACCATGGTGTTACTTATACCATTCCTTTGTTTGTAGAAGATATTAAATTTGAAACTACTTTTATTTCTTCTGAAGGGCACAATCGTGAATTGCATGAGAATACTCATATTAAATCTTATGAGACAACAATTGAATGGTGGAAAACTATTGGAAAGGAACAAAAAATAATAGAATTTTTTGAAACTAATCGAGTAAATAAAAAGATTGTAGATTATTTTCCATTCTTTGCTCCAACTGGAAGAGAAATGTTGGAGTTAAGAATTAACATGCTTAAAAATTATGTTGATGAATTTATAATTTGCGAATCTAATAAAACTCAAAGTGGTGTTCCAATTCAATATGAACTTAAAAATATTATTGAAGAATTAAATCTCCCCAAAGATAAAATTAGAATTATTGAGTTAGACATACCTAATAATAATCTTGAAGTACAGGATATTGATTATCATAATTGCTATGATGGAAATAGTATAAACACAAATTCTGTTCATGCTCGATCAAGAGAAAGAATGCAAAAAGATGCCTTATTGAAGGTTATCCATGAATATTCTGATGACACTGTTTTTATTCATAGTGATATTGATGAAATTATTTTACCATCTATAATTGAATATATTTCAAATGTTGTCAAAAATAATCCTGATGTTGTAATTAGAGTTCCTTTAGTTCATTTAGAAGGAAGGGCAGATATGAGGGTTTATATGAGAGATAATAATAAACCAAAAGAATGGACTGGAATGTTCGTTACAACTAAAAAACATCTGACAAAGGCAACACCAACACAAATTAGATCAAATGTTTTTAATCCATTTGAAATAGTTTTCTTAACTGAAAATGGTCAAATGCTTCAAGATTTAGGGTGGCATTTTTCTTGGATGGGCAAGTCTGAAACTAGAAAAATAAAGTGTAAAGCATTTACACATTATGATGATAAATTTAATTATCTTACAACTTCTAAATATTCGAATAGTGATATGGAGGAATTTCAAGATAATCTAAAAATCAAAGAAGGTGAAATTTCCCCATCTGGAGATAAAAATACAATACTTAAATATTACCCAATAGAAAATCTTCCAAAAGAAATTTTTGAATCTGAAATTATAAAGGAATTTTTATTGCCCAAAACAAATGAAAATTTAATTGAAATAAAAATTACAAATGAGATTGAAGAATTACTTACAAAGTATTCTTTAGATACTGAAAATCCAAATCATAATTTTAATCTTGGGTTCTGGTATGAGAAAGAAGGACATACTGCACCAGCAGTATCTTATTTTTTACGATGTGCTGAAAGGTCAGAAGATAAAAACTTAGCATATGAGTCTTTAATTAGAGCATCCCATTGCTATTCTAAGCAAGGAACAAGAGATCTTAGTGCAAAATGTCTTTTACAACAAGCATTAAGTCTTTATCCACAAAGACCAGAAGCATATTACCTACTAAGTAAATTTTCTGAAGTTAGAGAATGGTGGACAGACTGTTATAATTTTGCAGATATGGGATTAATTTTCTCAGACTTTTCGTTATCAAATCTTTTAACTGATGTTGATTATCCTGGTAAATACGCTCTTCTATATGAAAAAGCAGTTTCTGGATGGTGGTGGGGAAAAGTAGAAGAGTCTAAAAATATTTTATTTGAAATCAAAGAAAATTATGAAATTTCTAATGAGTATAACGAAAAAATCAATCATTTTTTAAAAAAAATAGGAGTAGAAATTTAAAATGAACTTTACAGTTTATACCAAAGATGGTTGCCCATATTGCGATAAAATTAAAAAAGTTTTAGAGTTGACAAAACAAAGGCATGTAGTTTATAATCTCGATGTAGACTTTACAAAAGAAGAATTTTATGCAGAGTTTGGTGAAGGATCTACATTTCCCCAAATAGTTTTCAATGATATAAAATTAGGAGGTTGTGTTGACACAATCAAATTTCTCAAGGAACAAAAAATCATTGACTAACGAAATAAATAAAAGTAACAACCACGACTTTAATCGTGGTGTTGACTTTATACTCAATGGAGGCAAAAGAAAGCAAACCAAACCCTTTCATATTATCTTTAAAAAGATGGTTTGCTTTCTTAAATGGGAAACTACCATCAATTTTGAATTTTCCTTAATGTTTAGGAATAAGAGTAATTTCCCGAGGCAAAAGAAATGTTAGCAATTAGTCTAGTATTCGGTTCTTTTTTAACCGTATTGTTTCTTATAGTAGGGTTAATTGGTGGTTGGGTCGCCAGAGAGTATATGATGAACTATCGGGAAATACCAAGACCTCACCCCGAAATGTTCGATTCCCAAGGTAATTTAATACCAGATGAGGTCATAGCATTCCGTTTTGAAAATAGCGATTATGAATACACAGACGAAGAAGAAAACGACATCGAATAGATCAAGTGTTTCTACAGTAAAAAAAGTAGAAACTGTAAATGAAAATCTACCTTCAAATCCTTTTGCATTTGAAGTTTTTAATCTTGTATCAAAACAAAGGTCAAATTCCAAAAAAATTGAACTTCTTAAAAGATACGAGCATCCTTCAATAAAAACTTTACTTATTTGGAATTTTGATGATAGTATCATATCAATACTTCCACCTGGAGAAGTTCCATACGCAAGTGTTGGTGAGCAAAATTCTTTTAGTGGAACAATATCTGAAAAAATTGAAGATGCTGTTTATAAAATGAAAGAAATGGAGTCAAATTCTCTTGGTTCTCAAGATCAAGGAAAGTCTTCTATAAGAAAAGAATATTCTAAATTTTATAATTTTGTTAAAGGTGGTAATGATAGTTTAAGTTCTATTCGTAGAGAAACTATGTTCATTAATATGCTTCAAGGATTACACCCTTTGGAAGCAGAAATTATTTGTCTTGTAAAAGATAAAAAATTAGAAACAAGATATAAAATTACTAAACAAATCGTCTCAGATTCCTTCCCCGATATTATTTGGGGTGGAAGATCGTGAATGATATTAGTAATAAAATGATAGTGGGAGAGGAAATTATTACTGTGGAATGGACACAAGAAGAAAAGGAAAGTTTACCTCCCAAATATGGATGTCAAATACTTGTAGAGAAAGCATCTTTACAACAACAAAAAGATACATCTTTTCCTAGTGATGCATACTTAGTATTTTACAATATCAAAGATACATCTTACGTTGATATTTGTAGAGGAACAAAAATTAAAATTTTTGATCTTTATTATGATAAATTTGGACCAAATGTAGTAACTAAAATAGACTGGGGATATGGTAGAGTAAATCCTAAACTGTGGGGATATAAAACCCCAGAAAAGAAAAAGAGAAAGTAATTTCCCAGATCCTGGAAAAAATTTTCCAGGATTTTTTTTGGTCCCTAAGATTTTATAAAATTGTATCATAAATTACAAAAAAACTTTTATAAATTTAATTAATGAGGTATAATTCCTCTACGTTCATTCGCTATTCGCGAATAGCGAACGGAAGTAAGCCGACTCGGAACGGATCGTTCATCTATGGAAGCACTCATTCTAAATTGCTTACAGGCACAATTGATTATTTCTAGGGTAAATAATTATCCTAATTTAACACCAAAAATCAAAAATGATTTAATGTGGGAGATTAAACAAATATCTCCTAAAGAGTGCAAACTAGACGCAAAAGTTGACTGAAGGAACGCTCTTTAACTTAAAAACTAAGGAGAAAACCTAATGTCTAAAGTCGTTTATAGAGGTTGTCAATACGACACCGAAGATGCAAAGAAAGAATATGTCTCTTGGTATAATAAGACTCATTCACCTGCTCATCCACAAAATACGTATCGTGGAGTAGCATACCGTCCTTGTAAAAATCAGGAGGTGGCAAAATGAACACTTATTTTGTTCGTTATCTTAAGAAAAAAGCAAAAAAAGAAAAACTTCTTTATATTGCACAATTGAATATGGCAAAGCAATCTCAAATTGCTTAAATACGGAGGAGGGTTGATTCCCTCCTTTTTTTATGATATGATAGATGCAGAGAGAATATTTTTCATGGACAAAGAAAAGTTAAAACTAATTGTCCGTAATCTTGAACTCTTGGTTGATTCTTTAAAATCGGAAATATACTCTGATAGTTCTTCTTCTTATACAGGAGTGGAAATGAAAAAAAGACCAATTTTAGATTACGACGAAATTTTTGATGATGATGAGTATGAAAACTAATAAAGCAAGAGAAATGATGAAATTATTTCGCAGATTAGTTAAACAAGAACACTTATATTCTGCTGATAAGTTAATTGAAATGAAAACTCAGTTAAGAGTATTAGAAAAAGAATTGGCACAAATTGAAGCAAAAACCTCAAAAGGATTTGGAAAAAAATGACAGTTAAACTTATTTCGGTAACTCCCGATGCAGAAAAAACAATGGCATACATTGCACGAGTCTCTAATCCTGCTAATCAGGACAACGAGAACTATGCCAAGTTGCTTGCTTATTGTATTAAGCATAATCATTGGTCTGTTTTTGAACAGTCTTCTATGACTCTTGAAATTGAAACCAATCGTGGTATTGCTGCCCAAGTGCTCCGGCATAGGTCCTTTACATTCCAGGAATTTTCGCAACGGTATGCCGATACGAATCTGATCACTGAGAATATTCCCATTCCAGAACTCCGTAAGCAAGATACAAAGAACCGTCAGAACTCTACTGACGATCTTGGTGACTATGTAAAATTGAAGTTTCAATCTGAAATTGCTCAACTCTTTGCGCACTCTAATAACCTCTACAAGCGGATGTTGGATGCAGGTGTAGCAAAAGAGTGTGCAAGGTTTGTACTGCCCTTAGCGACGCCCACACGCATCTATATGACCGGTTCTTGCAGGTCATGGATACATTATATCAATCTCCGTTCGGCAAACGGAACTCAGAAAGAACATATGGACATTGCTCTGGAATGTAAGAAAGTGTTTTCCGAACAATTTCCAACGGTTGCAGAAGCCCTTGAATGGGTCTAAATAAATTATCTTGAATTCGTAACTTATGGCAATATATCCAATTATTCACAAAGAAACTGGTGAGACAAAAGTGATTGAAATGAGTGTTCATGACATCACACAGTGGTACAAGGATAATCCCGAATGGCAAAGGGATTGGTCACAAGGATGTGCCACACCAGGAGAAGTTGGTGAGTGGAAAGATAAACTCATTAACCGTAATCCTGGATGGAATGATGTATTAGATCGTGCGGCAAAAATGCCTGGTTCAACTGTAAAAAAACTTTAATTAATTTATGGCAAGAAGAAAAAGAAGCAACAATGACCAACCAATTGGTGTTGGAATGACTGCAAAACAAATGAAAAGGAGAAAACCATTAAGTTCCGAATATTTAATTGATATTGATCCTCTTACAGAAAATCAAAGAAAACTCTTCGATTCTTATACAGATGGTAAGCATATCGTTGCTTATGGATGTGCTGGAACAGGTAAGACCTTCATTACACTTTATAATGCTCTTGCAGATGTTCTGGATGAACAATCTCCTTATGAAAGAATCTATTTGGTTCGTTCTCTTGTAGCAACTCGTGAGATTGGTTTCCTTCCTGGATCTCACGAAGACAAGGCAGATATTTACCAGATTCCTTATAAGAATATGGTCAAGTATATGTTCCAGATGCCTTCTGATGCCGACTTTGAGATGCTTTATGGTAACTTAAAATCGCAAGAGACAATTAAATTCTGGTCCACTTCATTCCTTCGTGGAACTACTCTTGATAATGCAATTATTATTGTAGATGAATTCCAAAATTTAAATTTTCATGAATTAGATTCTATTATTACTCGTGTTGGTGAAAATACTAAAATTTGTTTTTGTGGTGATGCCTCTCAGTCAGACTTACAAAAAACAAATGAACGCAATGGTATTGTAGATTTTATGTCAGTGTTGCGTAAAATGCCATCATTTGATATAATTGAGTTTGGTGTAGACGATATTGTTCGTTCTGGACTTGTTAAAGAATACATTGTTGCAAAAATGGATGCTGGTTTTTAATGTTTAATCATATTGATATTGAACTCCCACAGTTGGAGCGTGAGACAATTGATGGTGTAAGGTACTATAAAGTTCCTGAAGAAGAAGAACTTCTCCGACTGGTCTCCATTACTTCGGTGACCAGTCATTTTAATAAAGAAATATTTGTTAAATGGCGTAAAAAAGTTGGAGATGTAGAAGCAGATCGTATTACAAGAGCGGCAACAAGTCGTGGAACTGATATGCACACTCTTGTAGAACATCATCTCAAAAATGAAAACCTTCCAGAAGTTCAACCTCTTTCAGACTTTCTTTTTAAGATTGCGAAAACAGAACTTAACTGTATAAATAATATTTACTCTCTTGAAGGTTCCCTATATAGTAAGCAATTAGGTATTGCGGGAACAGTTGATTGTATTGCAGAATACAATGGCGAATTAGCGATAATTGATTTCAAAACTTCTAAAAAACCAAAACCACGAGAGTGGATTGAACACTATTTTGTTCAATGTATGGCATATGGTTGTATGCTATACGAACTAACAGGATTGTCTGTTAAAAAACTTGTAATTATAATGGCCTGTGAAAATGGAGAATGCATCGTCTATGAAGAATACAACAAAGCAAAATACATCAAACTTCTCTCAGAATACATTAGAAAGTTTGTTAGAGATAAATTGGAGCTCTATGGAACCAAATAAAGAACTAGAACAGGCAATAGAAAATAAGTTTTTAACACCCTCCAAGTTTGCTCTTGAGATTGAAAAGATTGTAGCAGAAGAAAATATTAATTATATTGATGCTATTTGTCACTATTGCGAAATCAATAGTCTTGAGGTAGAATCTGTTACGAAACTCATTTCAAAACCTTTGAAAGAGAAATTAAAGTGGGACGCAACTCGTCTTAACTTTATGAAACGAACTTCGAGAGCAAAACTTCCTTTATGAGTCCTTTTGAGACATACCAAACTTATCTTTCTATGAAAAGTCATTTTACAAATAGTAAATATGACTTTTTTAAGTATGGAGGAAAATCAAGAGCAACAGTTTCTTCATTTAATAAACGTAAAGATAAATATTGGTTTGAAAAAAGTTCTAGAAAATATTCAGATAAAGAAATCGTAGATTTTTTACTTTCAAACTTTGTAGCAGCAGATTCCCCAGGTAACTTATGGATTGGAGAAATTATAAATTCTGGCGAAAGAACATACGCAGATTGGATGCGGAGACAGCAGAGTTTAACCTACTTGTTCAAAGAACAATCAATGGAATTGTTCTCAGAGAACGAATTAGAAACTGTGTTCAATTGTTCCAAAGGTCATCCAATAGTTTTCAAAAGATTTCTAAGCGGGAAATTGTCACTAGAAACATTCGTAATTTACGACAAAATATTTGGTTTTTCAAAAACTTTTGATAAAAAACTTTTGGACCCTGTGTGGGAAACCGTAAGTTTAAAAATCAAAAAATATTCACCATTTCTAAATACTGATGTGTTTCAATTTAAAAAAATTTTAAGGGAAATCATAGATGAGTAACTTTTTTGACTCCGATATTATTCAAGAAGAATTGAAAGAAATAAACAAGTTACAAGAACAGATATATGGAAGTATTCTTACTTTTGGTATGATGGACCGCGAAACAAAACTTGAGCACATTGAAAAACTGGAACTCTTGCTAGAAAAGCAAAGAGTGATGTATACTAGGTTATCCCTTTCAGACGACCCGCAAGCGGTTGAGATGAAAGAGAACCTGCGCAAATCAGTTGCCCTGATGGGTTTCTCACCAGAGACTGATATGAACTTATTATTCAGTAGTATGAACAAAACCATCGAGTCCCTCAAGCAATACATTGACCGCTGAGGAAATTTCTGTTATACTATCCGAGTAATCCAAAAAATCCAAATTATCCGAGGTATCTAAATGGCATTTGCCGATCTTAAAAAACAATCTAAACTTGGTTCTCTGACTGCAAAACTAGTCAAAGAAGTAGAAAAAATGAATTCCACTGGTAATTCCGGTGATGATCGTGTATGGAAACTGGACGTAGACAAAAGCGGTAATGGATACGCTGTAATTCGTTTCCTTCCTGCACCAGATGGAGAAGATCTTCCCTTCGTGAAGGTTTATTCTCATGCTTTTCAGGGTTCTGGTGGTTGGTTAATCGACCAGTGCTTGACCACTATTAATCAAAAATGCCCAGTTTGCGAACACAACTCTGGTTTGTGGAACAATGGAACTGATGCAGGTAAAGAAGTTGCTCGCAAACAGAAGCGTAAACTGACTTATGTTTCTAACATCTATGTGGTAAAAGATCCTGCAAATCCCGAAAATGAAGGTAAGGTCTTCCTGTTCAAGTACGGTAAGAAGATCTTTGACAAACTCACTGAAGCAATGCAACCTGAGTTTGAAGATGAGACTCCGATTGATCCGTTTGACTTCTGGCAGGGTGCTAACTTCAAACTGAAAGCAAAGAACGTTGCTGGTTATCGTAACTATGATTCCAGCGAATTTGCCTCTCAGGGTGCCCTTCTAAATGATGATGATGCTATGGAAGCAATTTGGAAAAAGCAGTACTCTCTTGCAGAATTTGTTTCTCCCGATCAATTCAAGACTTATGAAGAATTAAAAACTCGACTTCATTCTGTTCTTGGTTCTAAATCTTCTGCTCGCCTTGATGAAGAAGTTGAAGAAGAAGAGACCTATTCTCGTGGTCCTGTAAAGGATCTTGACGATGATCTACGTTCTGAACTCAACAATCTTCAACCCACACGTCGTGCTGTAGCGCCAGTAGAAGATGAAGATGATGATGCACTTTCGTATTTTGCCCGTCTTGCAGAGGACTGATTAGGTGCTATAATGGGGGGAGTGAGACCTCCCCCTCTTTTTTTATGAAATCTGATTATTATATTGATAAGATTTCTAAAAAACAGGCAGAAGAACTACTCCTAGAATACCACTATCTTAAAGATATTTCAAAGGGATTTAAGTCTGGATATAATTACGGACTTTTTAAAAAGAATGATTTCAGTCCTTTGAATGTTGGTGGTCTTTTAGGAGTTTGTATTTTTACTGGACTTCCTGTTCCAGAAATCGCCAAAGGTGCTTTTGGATTAGAACGAAATGAACAACAAGGACTATTTGAACTTTCGCGCCTCTGCATTCACCCAGACACACAATCTGACGAGCATAATATCACTTCTTGGTTTGTTTCAAGAGCGATTAGACAGTTACGGAAGGATACTGAAGTTAAAGCAATCATCTCTTACGCTGATAGTGATTTCCATAATGGTACAATCTATCGCGCTTGTAACTTTAAATATTGCGGACTCACAAACCCAAAAAAAGATTTCTACTTTGCAGATGGAACTAAACACTCTAGAGGCAAAATTAAAGGTGCTGCAGGAGAATGGAAAGACCGCTCCCGCAAACACCGATATGTGATGATGTTTGATAAGAGTTTAGAACTCTTATGGTAATGTATTTCTAGTATTTTCAGTTCTAATTATTCTTTCACTAACATACTCAGAAGATTCATCATAAAGTAAACTTTTTCTAGTATCTTTTAAAACTTGTTGTAAATAAATTGGTTTTAGAACATAGATTGTTCTCTTTTCATTATTTTTTTTAATTTCATATTCATAATTTGTTATTCCAATTACTGGGTTTGGAGATATATTAGTAATTAAAATTTCTGGATCTGGTATAGTAAATGATGCATCAACTATTTTTCCTGCAGGAAGAATTAATCTTCCCTTAGAATCTTTAACTTCTATTGTTTCATAATGATGTATTGAATTTAAATCACTTCCATAAACTTCTAAGGCATAATCATAAATGTCTTTGTCTGATAAAGGCCATTGATCTCTAATATTAATTATTCCTGCAGATATTAAAACTACCCAATCATATTCCGAACTTCCATATAATTCTTGAGAAACTAAATCAGGTCTTGATCCATCTGGTATCTGATATTTGTTAAATATTGTAAAGACATTCTGCAAATCATCACGAAGTTTTACTCTTCTGAACAAATTTTTAACAAGTGTATATTGATCAGAAGAAACTCTATCCGATAATTGAGTTTGATATTCTAGATCTGGAAGTTCTCTAAAATAAGACATTAGTACCCAACTCCTTGCTGTCCTTTTTCATTATCAGTATAATCTTCTGCATAAACAACAGATAATTCTTGAAATGCTAAAGTTAAATTCATATGAACTGGTGTCGCATCAGAATAGGTTGCATATGTTCCAGACCCAGTATAATTAACACTCATATTTGTGAGTGCACATGGTTTAAATTTATGTAAAAATGGATGTGGTTTTCCACCACTCATATACTCAAGAATAAAAACATTTGGAGATTTTACAAAAAATCCAGAACCAGTCTCTCCAGTTGTTCCTTTTCTTGGTGTCATTTCTTGCTTAAAAGTTCTAATAATATTTTTCGCAACTAAAGACTCTTGTTCTGATCTTGGAACAATATCATATACAAAAGTAAATGGTTGTCTTAAATCTACACCATTGAATAATAATTCAACGTTTTGATTTACTACTGCACCAGAAGACCTTGAAATTAATGCGTTAAAATCTGGTGCACCTTGACCCAATAATGCTTGAACTGCCATTCCAGAAAAAGCTGCAGATGCAGCTTGTTGTCCTGTACCTTCTGTAACACCTTCATTAAATTTATTAAAAATTTGCATGATTGATCCAGAAGCACCAGAAATTAAACTACTACTTTTGATTGCTTGTTCTACTCCAGCAACTCCTGCTCCAGCAAGAGAATTTAACGAATTTGGACCCCAATTTGCACTATTACTATCTTGTATTGATTGTGGAATTGGTAAAATAATCGTAGATCTTATATTTTTATTTCTACTTAATGCTTGTTCTGTAGTTCCAAGTGCAAAAGATCTATTTCCAGTTTGTCCAGACAATCCTGGTGGAACATATTCAACTACTTCTATTTTTAAATAATCGTCATTAACTCCAATATTTTTTAGAGGATATCGTAATTGTGGCGTAACAGTTCCTGCCATTTATTTTTTTGAACTATTTATTATTACTTTTTAATAAATTTTGCATAAGGCAATTGACGTAAAGAATTAAATTCTCTTAAAGAAATTGGAAAAAGAGGACTGACAACTTCTGGGTAAGTATATCTTCTTATTTTACCCCAATGATAATTAAATCCATAAAATCCAGATTCAGTTAAATCCCCTGCTAATATTAGTGGATGTTGATCATAAACAATATTTGGTGTTTTTGCATAATACAAAAATGTGTAATATTTTCCAGTTGAAACAGAATATTCTTCATTTCCAGATAAAGCTTCTATAATTGCATCCATTAATTCTTCTGGACTTTCATTCCCATACAAACTATTAGTCAATCTTTGAATCCTATTTTCTGGTTTATTTTGGATTTTTGGATTTGCATTTTTATAATCATCATCATTTTGTATAATGAGAATGAGTTTATCTTTTGTTAATTGCCTATAACCACTAGTTTTTCCTCTTCCAGATTCACCAATGTAATATATTGTATATTTTTCAGCAATTTGAACTAATTCTTCTTTTGTATATTGATTAAGCGGTTTTTCGTAACCAGTTATATTACTTGCCATATCTGATACCTAGTTCATCTTCGGTCATAATAATAAATTTCCATTGACGATCTTCACAAAATTCTTCAGCAACTTTCCACTTTGCTTGATTTTTTGCCCACTCAGTTACTTCAAAAATATATCCTTTTGTTTTCTTTTTTTGAATTTTTGGTTCAATAGTTTGCTTTTTAGGTTTAATTTCTACTATACATTTTTGAATTTTACCATCATTTCCTAAGACTTTAATATAAAAATCTGGAAAATATCTATGTACTTTCCCATCAATAGGAGATCTATAAGGTAAGGCAATTTCTTCACTTCCCCATTCTAAAATTTTTTCATTAGTATCACAATATTTCATGAACTTTCTTTCCCACAAAGATCTATAGATGATATTTGTGGGATCACCTTTGTATTTTTCTGGATATGATGGTGAATATTTCCCTTTGTATGCCATCTAAATATTTACAATAAAAGAATCATAATAGGTATTTAGAGTGGCATTACCACGCAGCATATCTAGCATAAAACCATTATTAACTAATTTAGCACAAACTTCTCATTATGAAGTGAGATTTAATGCTCTTCCATTTCAATTAACAAATTACTTATTGCAAAGAGGAATTAATCAAAGATTTATTGCGGAAGAAGTTGGACTATTGTGTTTTTCTGCTTCTTTACCAACAACGCAACTGGGAACCGCACAAATTCTCGGTAATCATATGGGAATACAAGAAAAATTTGCCCATACAAGAATTTTTGATACTATTACTCTTGATTTTTATGTGGATAAAAATTACAATACATTAAAATTTTTAGAGCATTGGATGGAATTTATTGCTAGTGGATCTCATAATCCAATTAATGGTGTATCTGCACCAGTTAGTCAGGCATCACAAGCTTATTTCATTAGAATGCAATATCCAGAATATTATAAGTCAAATTCTACTAAAATTGTAAAATTTGACCGTGATTACAATGCAGAAATAGAGTATAATTTTATTGGATTATTTCCTTCAAGTATATCTTCCCTTCCAGTTTCTTATACTAGTTCTGACATTTTAAAGGTATCTGCAACTTTCCAATACGATAGGTACATCGCAGGAAGATCTCAAAGTTTACCAATTTACTTGAATTTTGACAATAATAAACAGTCAAATCAAACTCAAAAAACCCTGGTTCCAATTCGTGGTTCTAGTGGAGTTGTATTTTATGATTCGAACATAGATACAAGAACCACTGCAGAAGTTAATAGAAGATTTTTTAACTCTTCTGGACAACCAATTCTCAACTAAATATTTGTAAAGAATAAAATATTATGCCATTACCATCTATTTCATCACCAACATATGAGTTGGAAATTCCTTCTTTAAAAAAGTCAATTAAATATAGACCATTTTTGGTAAAAGAAGAAAAGATTTTAATAATTGCACTTGAGAGTGATGATAATAAACAAATAACAGACTCTGTTAAATCTACATTATCAAACTGTATTTTAACAAAAGGTATTAAAGTAGATAACTTATCTACTTTTGATATTGAATATTTGTTTTTAAATATTCGTGGAAAATCTGTAGGGGAAGAAGTTGATGTTTTAATTACTTGCCCGGATGATGGGGTAACTCAAGTTCCAGTAAGTATTAATCTTGATGAAATTAAAGTAAGAATACCAGAAAATCATAGTAAGGATATTAAATTAGATGATAATTTAACAATGAGAATGAAATATCCATCAATGAATGAATTTATAAAAAATAATTTTATTAGAGATGGGCAAATTAGTGTTGATGAAACTTTTGATCTTATTTGCAATTGTGTAGAACAAATTTATAGTGAAGAAGAGTCTTGGGCTGCAAGTGATTTTACTAAAAAAGAATTAATTGAATTTATTGAGCAGTTGACTTCTAATCAATTTAAACAAATTGAAAAGTTTTTTGAAACTATGCCTAAGTTAACTCATACTATAAAAATATTAAATCCAAATACAAAAGTTGAAAATGAAATTGTTTTGGAGGGATTAACAAGTTTTTTCGCTTAGCAATGGCGCATGAAGATCTTGCGTCATATTATAAAACAAATTTTGCTTTAATCCAACATCATAAATATTCTTTGACAGAGTTAGAGAATATGATACCTTGGGAAAGAGAAGTTTATCTTACTCTTCTACAACAGTTTATTGAAGAAGAAAACTTAAAAAATAGTACCAATGGCGGAACTTGATACAGAATCTAATGCTAAAGGAGGTGCCATAGTACCTCTTACAAAATCTCCTTTGGATTTAACTTCTCGTCAAGTATACTTAAAGAGTACAAATATTTCTAGTTCGGTATTTAACCGTGATGATATTTTAATATCAAAAATTCAAGAAGATAATACAAAAAATTTAGAAGCATCAAAAACAAATCAAGAATCCTTAATTTCTATTGAAGGGCAAATACAGGGATTGCGTGATGAAATAGTAAATTTTAATTCTGGATTAACAAGAATTTCCACATCTTTACAAAGAGATAGTGATGCGGAAATTTCAAGGATAAGAGAAGATCAAGAAAAAGAAAGAAGATTATCGGAACAGCAAGTAAGATTTGGAAGAGAAAACAAAATAGAACAGAAGATACAAGCAGCATTGGTTGCTCCTGTTCAAAGACTTCAACCACAAGTTCAAAATATTTTTGAAAGAATAGGAACATCTTTGACATATCTTTTTGGTGGTTGGTTAACAAATCAAGTAATAGATTATATTAATGCACAAGAAAAAAATGATACTGACAAATTAACAGATATTAAAACAAATATTTTAAAGAACGTAGGATTTTCTATTGCTGCGTTAGCTGCAATTAAAATTGGATTTAATAGGATTATTTCAACTATCATATCATTACCTTTAAAGTTAACAGCATTAATTGGAAATATCATAAAAGTACCTTTTAAAGCCGCTGGATCAGTTATTGGTGGATTGACAGGACTTTTAAAAGGAAAAACTACAATTATTCCAAAATTACCATCAATTAAACCATCCGCACCTTTAACCTCTATTGGCAATATTTTAAAAAGTGGTGCTGGTGCAGCATTCAATACTTTAAAAAGTATGCCAGTTCTGACAGGAGCAGTTACTACTGCTGCTGATATTGCATCTGGTGAAAAAAATTATGGAAGGGCATTTGCTGGTGGAACAGGTGCAGCAGTATTGGGTACTGCTGGTGCAATTATGGGATCTCCACTTGGACCTATTGGATCTTTTATTGGTGGTGCGACTGGATCTGTTGTAGGAGGTCCTATTGGTAAAAGTACATATGATGTTGTTCAAAATTATAATTTTCCAAATTTAACAAGTATTTTTTCTAAAAAACCTGAAGAAGCATCATCCACATCAATTCCACCAACTTCAACACCAACACCAGTTATAGCACCACAACAAACTGTTATGGGTGAAAACGTCAATCAGAAAGAAAATACAAATAATAATACATCTACCCCTCCTCCACCAAAGTCTGATAGAAGTAAGGAATATGAAATGGCATGGCAATATAGAAATAATCCATTTGCCAGAGGAAAAATTGAAACTGCATGGAATCAAATGAGTCCAGAAGATCAACAAAGTGCAAAAGATTGGGCAAAAATGAAAGGGTATGATTGGAATGAAATGAAACTAAAAGATTCTGTACAAAAAGTTTCACAGATACAGAATGAAAATAATATTCAACAACCTATAAAAGAACAACCTCAAATTACAAGTCCACCAAAGCAAGCATCTAATGTCGGTGTTCTTCCAGAAATTAAACCAAATATTATAGTTGCCACCACATCTTCAAATAATCAAACACCACAATCTTCACCAGTTATATCCGAACCAATTACTGATGTGCCACTAATAAATTCTTCCAATCCTGATAATTTTTATGTTTTATATTCAAAACTTCAGTATAATGTGGTAACGTAAAATGGCGACAATTACAGAAACTATAAAACAATCGTCTATTGGTGTAAAAAATATCAGCAAATCAGTTTTTTATACTAAAAGAGAGTTATCTATTGCAAATAGATCAATTGATAATGTTGCTAAAATAATACAAAATAAAACAAAAGCAAGAACTCAATTATCATATCAATCTTCTTTATTGGAAGCAAGAAGAAGAGAATTTACAAGAAGAATGGAAATAGAAGATCAAATTGAATCTTCATCGTTAAAATTGACACCATCCAAAACATTTAATATTTCATCAAGTTATGGTAATGGAGGAATATTAAGTAGACTTTTTGGATTTCTTGGATATATGACTGCAGGATGGATGGTTCAAAATATTCCAACTTGGATAGTGATGGGTAAAGAATTTATTGCGAGAATGCAAAGAGGTGGTGAAATAATTTCAAAATTTGTAGGGAATGTTGGGAATATATTAAAAACATTTGGATATGTATTATCAGACCTTTTCCAAAAAGTTGTTTCATTTAAATTTTCCGAAATTCCAGACACAATTAATTCTTCTTTTGATCTATTAACAAATTCGTTCGAATCTATAAATGATCAAATTTTTGATGCATATAAATTATTAACTACACCTTTATCTGAAGGTCTTGCTGGTGGAGAAGAAGCGCCGCCAACAGGGCAACCATCAGAAGAAAAGTTTTATCCTCAAATACCAGTACCTGGTCAACAAACTGCACCAAGTAGATTAACTGGTATTCATAAACAAGCACTTGATATTATTGCAGGTCCAGAAAGTGGTGGTAATTATAATGCAATGAATCAAGGAACTGATGCGAATGGAAGAATCGTTGGTTCTGGAGATTCTAATAAAGTAATTGGAAAACCACTTACAAGTATGACGATTGGTGAAGTGATGGATAGGCAAAATGAAAGAAAATATCCAAGAACTGCAAGACCTGATAGAGGTATCCATGCAGCAGGAAAATATCAAATAATTGGAAATACTTTACCTGGTGCCGTAAAATCTGCTGGATTAACTCCAAGTGATATGTTTAGTCCCCAAAATCAAGATTTACTTGGACTTGCAGTATTAAGAGACAAAGGAATAGGTGCATGGACAGTTGGTGGTTCAAAATATTCTTCAAGAGAAAGGCAAATTGTTGAACAAGCAAGAAGAACACCAGTATCAACAACAACATCAACATCACCAGCACCTCAATCAAAACCAACTGCTCCACCTCCTCCCCAACCATCAAAAAATAAAAATGGATTCTTAACTTCTTCAGAATTAATGAAGGTTAAACCTTTATCTTATCCACCAGATTATCAAGATTGGTATGGTGGAAATGCTATGTTAAATCCTTCTGCAGGTAGATCATTTGTTGCTGCACAAAAAGCATATGGAAAAGATATTCCAATTAATAGTGCTTATAGAAGTTATGAACATCAGAAACGTGTAAGTGGACCAGTAAAAGCGACACCTGGTTATTCAAAACATGGATTAGGATTAGCAATTGATTTGGAACCTAATACTGCACCTTATAATTGGATGAAACAACATGGTCCAAAATATGGATGGTATTATGCAAATATACCAGGAGATCCTTATCACTTCGAATATAGAGGTGGAATAACTCCTACAGAAAACTTAGTTTCAAAACCAATTTCTTCACAATCTTCTGTTTTACCACAACCAGCAATTTCTAGTAAAAAAACAGAAAATTTTAAGACTGCTTATGATTCAATTACAACAGAAAGAAAGGCACAACAAATTCTTTTTATTGATGATAGAAATACTAAAGAAACTAAAGTACAAATTTCACAACAAACAAAAGATAATAATCTTATAAAATCCCAAATATCTGACTTTGCTTTGTTAAATAACTTTATTAAACAAAAACTTCTTTTAGATTTGGCGTATCTATAATGTCAACAAAAAAATCAATATACGAAGAATTAATTTTACAATCTAACGACCAAAGTAGAACTGTTGATATTAGCAATGGAACAATTGCATTTGAATATTTTGAAGATATTTTTTCACCAACAATTACTGCTAGAGTTAAAGTAGTTAATACTGGTGATACTATTACATCATTTAAAAATCAAGATGGAAATAAAGAATCAATTTACAATGGTTTACCTCTTCGAGGAGGAGAAAGATTATTAGTAAAAATTGCTGGAAATTCGGAAAAAAATCCAGGATTAGATTTTTCTAAAAAACCCGAGGATTATTTTTATGTTTCTAGTATTACTGATGTTATATCTGAAACTCAAAGAGAGAGTTTTACTTTACATTTAGTTTCAAGAGAAGCAATTACTAATGAAACTATCAGAGTAGGAAAAAAATATCCAACTAGTTCACCAATAAGTAATTCTGTAAGAAGTATTTTAAAAGATTATTTAAAAACTTCTAAAATAGGAACAATAGATAAAACATCAAACAAATATGGTTTTATTGGAAACTTAAGAAAACCATTTACAATATTGATATGGTTAGCATCAAAAGGAGTTCCAGAAAGTTCTGGAGATGCTACAGCAGGATTTTTATTTTATCAAACTAAAGATGGATTTCAATTTAGATCAATAGATTCATTAATAAATCAAACGCCAAAAGCATCTTATACTTATACTCAGGCAAATGTTTCTTATGATAATACTGAAAGAAAAATAGATAATGATTTTAAAATTTTAAATTACGTAGTTGATAGAAATCAAAATTTAGTAGAAAAATTAAAACTTGGTGCATATGCAAGTCATCGTATGTTTTTTAATCCTTTAAATTTTACATTTTCGGATTATGAGCAAAATGTTTTTAAATCAAAAGATTATATTAAAAAATCAAAAAATCTTGGTAAAAAATTAAAACTACCAAAAATATCCAATACATCCGAATTAACTCTTGGTGATATTCCTACTAGAATTATTACACAAGTTCTTGATGTTGGTACAATGGAAAAAGGTGTTTCTGTTGAACAAAACTCAGATCCATCTAAGTATCAATCACAATCAATAACAAGATATAATCTTTTGTTTATTCAAACACTCAGTATTGTAGTTCCATCAAATACTAATTTAAAAGCGGGAGATATTATAGAATGTAATTTCCCAAAAATTAGTAATTCATCTTCTGAAGAATATGATCCCGAAACAAGTGGTCTATATATGATAAAGGAAATTTGTCATCATTTTAACGTTGAAAATTCGTATACTTCAATGAAACTAATAAGAGACACCTTCGGACAGAAAAAATGATTGATGAATCATTACTCAAAAGTAATTTTTTAGGAAGAGATGGATTTAGATGGTGGATTGGTCAAATACCACCAATTTCATCTCAAGGTGAACAATCAAATGGTGGTGGATGGGGAAATAGATGTAAGGTTAGAATTCTGGGGTATCATCCTTATAATACAACTGAACTTTCCAATGAAGATTTGCCATGGGCTCAAATATTACTACCAACAACTTCTGGAAGTGGTGGGGCAAATTATGCAGAAAATCCAAAAATTCAACCTGGAGACACAGTATTTGGTTTCTTTTTAGATGGTGATAATGGACAAATACCAGTAATTATTGGTTGTTTTGGTAGAACATCTCAAGTTCCAAGTAATGAATTTACTTCTCCGTTTGTTCCATTTACTGGATATACTAATCGAATTAAAAATGATGGATCTAAAGTAAAAGCAGATCAATCAAATGAACAAAATTCACAATCTCAAAAATCTCCAAGAGATCTTTCACCTTCTCAAATTGGAAAACTTAATAATACTAAAGAAGTAAAAGATGAAAAACCATATTTTACTGGTGTTGGTCAAGAAATAGTTTTTTCAAATAGTTGTGACGATACCTTGGTAAAAGGTGTTGGTGCAGAAGTTAATAATTTATTACAAAAAGTTCAAAATATAACTTCATTTGCTAGTAAAGTTTCTTTAGAAATTGATAGATCAGCAGAAAAAATTCAAGGAATTTCAAATGGGTTTGTTGGGCAAATGTTTAATTCATTGTTCAATAAATTAATTGGATTGCTCCAGAAAGGATTAGAATTATTATACAAAACAGTATTTGCAAAAGTTTATGCGGCAACTCAAAATTATGCAATTGCACATTTAGCTGGAGTAGCAGCGCAAACTGCTATGGTTCCTCCTGTAAAATTTTTAGAAACCTCTATTTCTACCATAGCAAATAAAATAGTCGATGGTTTAAAAGGAACAATTAAAGATCTACTTAGATCTACTATTGATAACGTTGATAATTTTGCAAGTTGTGTAGGAACTCAATTTACAGGAGCATTTTTGAATTCGATTATTAGTAAAATTGTAAGCGGTTTATCTGGGGCTTTAAATGGAGTTTCAAAAATACTTTCTGCAGCTTTTAGTGTCGCAGATTTTCTCCGTAGTGGAATAAGTTCAATTAAATCTATTGGTGGGTTATTTGATGTAAATCAATCAGCATCAAAATGCTCTGGAAATATAAAAGAATGGAAAATAGGATATGGTGGAAAATCTAGTGACAATGAAAATAAAATATTTAAAACTGTTTTAAATGGAATGAACATTGCTGATAAAATTGGAAAAATTGCTAGTTTTGAAAAAGTTAATTCTGAAGATTCAATAATTTCAGAAAATACAGTATCAATTACTTCACCAATTTTACCAGTATCTAAGAGTGATAACATCATTACTCTTAGAAATATTGAGGGTGTTAATGTAGATGGATTTATTTCTACTAATGCTGAAATTATGAAAATTCAAAAAGTAAATGATAACAGAGTAACGGTCGTTAGAAAATATAGTGGAATTGCAACTAATTATACTATAAATGACATATTTACAATTATTGATAAAATACCAGATTCTAAAATGAGGAAAGAAGTTGAAAAATCTTCTTTTGAAAAAACTGTAGGATCTTGGGATATTTTTAAATCATCTACAAAATCCATTAACTACATTTCACCATTTGGTGGTTGTTACACAGGAAAACCTCCAGTATGTGGTCCACCTAGAGTAAAAATTTTTGGTGGAGGTGGATATGAAGCAACAGCAACTGCAATTCTTGGGTCTTTTTCATCTAATAATATTTCTGAAAATAATTTAATTAATGAAAAAACAACATCAAGTATAATAGGAGTTAGAATTGATAATCCTGGATTTGGTTACAGATATCCACCATTCGTTGAATTTGTGGATAATTGTGGTCAAGGATATGGTGCAGTGGCTAGATCAGTAATTGATGATACTGGTAAAATAATACAAATTTATATGGTGTCTGAAGGTGAAAATTATCCAGTAGGAAACGTTACTATAGAATCTTCAGTAATAGTTGCGGAGGATAATCCACCATACGTTCCTTATGGAGTTACAGAAGTTGTGATTGAAAACTCAGGAATCGGATATGAAATTGGTGATTATGCTATTGATAATTTCGACAATACTTATAATCTCACTATAAATGAAAATGGAAATATTATAGGTGCAAATGTTACATTAACGGATAATGCAATAACTGGTGCACCTCAACAACAAACTATTACATCACAATTAATCTATCCAGATCGTCCAGATCAACCAATAAATACTAAAGTTATAAGCGATCTTCCAATTATTAATATTATTAGTAATACTGGTTCTGGTGCAATATTAAAACCAATTATTAGAGCACTTTCAACAATTCCACAAGGGGAAATCGCAACAGTAAGAGATTGTCCGGATTAAAATGGCAGAAAGACCTAAAAAAAATCAAAATTGGGAATCTAGAGATATTTTTGGAATGGGTCCAAAATTCAGGATTGATTTCAATAATCCCCAAATGGGGGGTAATGGAACCAATGTTTATGCAATGTATGGTGTTACTGATGATAAGGATGTTTGTTTTACGGGTTTAGCAGAATCTGGAACTTATAGGATATGGAATGATAGGGCTATAGAATTCATCGCGGGAAATAAAGAATCTAGTGATGGTGTAGATATTGTTATTGCCGGAATGAATGGTGATGTTACCATAACTGCCATGAGAAATGGTAAAATTAGAATACGTGGAAAAAATGTTATGATTGAGGCAGATGAAGATGTTGATATAAAGGCAGGAAGAAATATAAATCTTAATTCTGGATCTGGAAGAATTTTATTAAAAGGTAATAAAATTGATGAGAGTGCATTAACAGGTAATGCAATTACACCCACGTTTGGAATGAAAGTTTTTGAAGGTAGTTTTGTTGGTGCAGACATTGTTTCTGGTGCTTTTGAAGGTATTGTTCCTAATATCTCAGGAACTTTAAGTAACCTTGCTGGTGGAATTGCAAATTTCCCATCCAATGTTCTTAGTGATATGGAAGAAAAAATGTTTTCGGCAGAAAAAAAAGAAAGTAATTAACTCTATAAAAAATGTCAGACATAACAGTAACTGGTAATGAATCTTATTTTAATGAAAAAGCCACTTTTTTCAAGGGCATAACTGTTTATGGTGACATTCAATTAGGTGAAAATCAATCTGTCATATCTGGAGGAACTGGGGGTGGAGGATTTGGTCAAGGAACACAAGGTATCCAAGGACCTTTAAGTAATTTTCAAGGTACTCAAGGTCTTCAAGGATTGCAAGGTCTTCAAGGTGCCGGCACTCAAGGTATCCAAGGACCTTTAAGTAATTTTCAAGGCACTCAAGGTCTTCAAGGACTTCAAGGTAATCAAGGTCTTCAAGGACTTCAAGGTAATCAAGGTCTTCAAGGAATTCAAAATAGTCAAGGAACTCAAGGTAGACAAGGATTACAAGGATTGCAGGGCCGCTTAGGATCCCAAGGAGTTCAAAATAGTCAGGGACTTCAAGGTCGCCAAGGAGTTCAAGGTCCATTAAGTAATTTTCAAGGTACTCAAGGTCCTCAAGGAGTTCAAAATAGTCAGGGACTTCAAGGTCGCCAAGGAGTTCAAGGTCCATTAAGTAATTTTCAAGGTACTCAAGGTAATCAAGGACTTCAAGGTCTCCAAGGATTACAAGGACTTCAAGGAAGACAAGGATTACAGGGACCTTTAAGTAATTTCCAAGGAACCCAGGGATTAATTGGTCCACTTGGTGGTGCACCATATTACTTTAGTACAACTACGGTAATACCATCTTATCCAGGTTCATTTTCACCAATTATCAATGTATTTTCTAATGGAGAAATAAGATATAATAGTTCATCTATTTCAAATGTATCGCAAATTAATGTAAGTAATTATGATATTTTTGGTAATGATCAAACAAATTGGTATTCTACTTGGGATGATACAATAAATTCACATAAAGGATACTTGATAATTAGTACACAGTCTTCATCTGGTACTGCAGTAAATATTTTTAATATAGATTCAGTTTTCTCCAGAGTAGTAAATGGTTTTTTTGAAACTGCTCCATATTATGAAATTAATGTTACTTATGTTGGTGGAAGTTCTATTCCATCAAATACACAAAAAATAACAGTAAATGTCAATCGAACTGGAAATCAAGGCGCACAAGGTCGCCAAGGCATTCAAGGTCCTTTAAGTAATTTTCAAGGTACTCAAGGTACTCAAGGTCTTCAAGTTCAAGGTGTACAAGGCCGCCAAGGTGCTCAAGGTCCATTAAGTAATTTCCAAGGTACTCAAGGTACTCAAGGTCGTCAAGGTACACAAGGTCTTCAAGGTCGTCAAGGTCTTCAAGGAAGACAAGGTATTCAAGGTCTTCAAGGTCGTCAAAGTACACAAGGTACACAAGGTCATCAAGGTCTTCAAGGTTTTCAAGGATCCCAGGGTATTCAAGGACTTCAAGGCAACCAAGGTCGTCAAGGTCTTCAGGGACTTCAGGGAACACAGGGTCTTCAAGGTTTCCAAGGTCTTCAGGGAAATCAAGGTCTTCAAGGAGATCAAGGTACTCAAGGTCTTCAAGGAAATCAAGGTCTTCAAGGACTTCAGGGTAATCAAGGTCTTCAGGGACTTCAGGGAACTCAAGGACTTCAAGGAACACAGGGATTACAGGGACCTCTAAGTAATTTCCAAGGAACTCAAGGACTTCAAGGCAACCAAGGTCGTCAAGGTCTTCAAGGACTTCAAGGAACACAGGGAACACAGGGTCTTCAAGGTAATCAAGGTCTTCAAGGTTTTCAAGGAACACAAGGTCTTCAAGGAAACCAAGGTCTACAAGGTCATCAAGGTCTACAAGGAACGCAAGGATTACAGGGACCTCTAAGTAATTTCCAAGGTACTCAAGGACTTCAAGGTCTACAAGGACTTCAAGGTCTACAAGGACTTCAAGGTCTTCAAGGTAATCAAGGTGTTCAAGGTCCATTAAGTAATTTCCAAGGTACTCAAGGACTTCAAGGTCTTCAAGGACTTCAAGGTACTCAAGGACTTCAAGGTACTCAAGGACTTCAAGGTAACCAAGGAACTCAAGGAACGCAGTCATCTCAAGGTTCTCAAGGTCTTCAGGGAAATCAAGGACTTCAAGGTCTCCAAGGATTACAAGGTCGTCAAGGAATACAAGGATTACAGGGACCTTTAAGTAATTTCCAAGGTACACAAGGATCCCAAGGTATCCAAGGTATTCAAGGATCCCAGGGTGTCCAGGGTATTCAAGGTAACCAAGGTCTTCAAGGTCGTCAAGGAATTCAAGGACTTCAAGGACTTCAAGGTAATCAAGGTAGGCAAGGTCTTCAAGGTAATCAAGGATTACAAGGATTACAAGGACTACAAGGTCGCCAAGGATTACAAGGACTACAAGGAACTCCAGGAAGAAATGATATTACAGTATCTCCAGATACTAATAATAGAATTACATATCCAGCATTTTCAACAACAGCAAGTGGTCAAATATCTACAGTTTTTAGTTCACCCGAAAAGTTAGTCTTTAATCCATCATCTGGAAGTATTGGTATTGGAACAAGTGTCATCACAAATACACTGACTGTTGTTGGTACAGCAACTGCTACTGATTATTATGGTGGAGGAGTTAATTTAGTTGGAATCGTAACACAATTAGTTCCTGGAATTGGTATTGACATAACATCAACACAAAATCCAGGTAAAGGTGTTGTAACTGTAGATGCTTATAGACCAATTGGTAAAACAATTTATGTCTCTCAGACTGGTAATGATAATAATACAGGATTGGCTGAAAATTATCCAAAAAGAACTATTAAATCTGCAGCATCAGTAGCACTTTTTGGAGATACGATTAAAGTATTCCCTGGATCTTATGTTGAAGATAATCCGATTGTTCTTGCAAGAACTGTTTCTGTAGAAGGTACAGAACTTAGAAATTGTGTCATCACTCCATTAAATCGTGATAGAGATCTATTTTATGTTAATAATGGATGTCATATTACTGATGTAAGTTTTATTGGAGCACCTATGACTAATGGTGCTGCAGTTGTTGCTCTTCAACCATTAGAAGGTGTTTCTTCTGATAGATTTTTTGATGGTGCAAGAATGATTCGTTTTAACCTTGATTATATTGCTAGAGAATCTGTTGGTTTCTTAACAAGTGGATTTAGTGGATTTGCTGGTGGACATAGAGAGCAAGATGCTGCAAAATTAATTGATTCAAACTTAAATTATATTGCCGCAGAAGCAGTTGGTTTCTTAACTTCGCCATCTGGATATAACTTTACTCTTGGTATTAGCAGTTATATCAATTGCAAAGAAGATGTTGTTAGTATTATGAATGCTATTTCTTATGATTTAAAAGCAAATAGTAATCGTAAATCTATAGGTGCTGGATATTCATATTTTAATAGTTCTGGTGGTTTAATTCATATTACTGGAGTTGGTGTTTCACAAGCAACTATCGCTGCTCTTGATTATGCTGCTGGAATTGCAACTCATGTTATTAATAACTTAACTCCTCCTATTTCTTATCAGGGAGTTGGTAATAGCATAACTCAAGTTAAGAATCTTTCAGTCATTCAAGTTGAAGGTGGGTGTGTAGGCGTAGGAACAACCATTAGACAATTAGTTGGTATTGTAACCAATATGATTGGTGCAGGGACAACATTAAATGCTCCATCAGTTAGATATGGAGTTACATTAGAAAGTAAAGATTGTGCAGATGATGTAAGGGATATATGGAAATGTGTTATTCATGATATTACTAGAGGTGGAAATTCGAAGTGTGTTGGTGCAGGTAAATCGTATTATGACGATAATTGGAATTTAATACCAGGAATATTAAAAAACCCACAAGAAGTTCAACAAACAATATCAACTTTAGATTATTCATATCAAATTGCAAGAGCGGTAATTAACAACGTCACATGGGGAGGATATCCAGTAGGACTGGGCACAACGGTTATAAACGCAGAATATAATAACATCAGTGGAGTTACAACAATTACTGCAATAAATCATGGATTAATAAAAAATGATTCGGTAAAGATTGTTGGATTAGGATTTACGTGTCCATCGGGTCCATCAACAGTAATATATCCAACTGGTTCTTATGGATATATTTTCAATGTCAATAGAATTGTTGGTGTTAATACTTTTGAAGTTGTGGTTGGTCAATCAACTTTACCACACACTTATGTTTCTGGTGGAACAATACAAAAATATACAAATTTCCAAAATGAGTATACACAAATAAAAGATATTTCAATGCAAATAGATCCAGATACTGGATTTAATAATGCAATCAATGGATGTGCAAATGTTGTATCGGCAATTCGCTCATGTGTTGGTGTTGTAACAACAATTGTTGGTTTAGGTTCTCAATCAGGAATTACCACATCATACCCAGGAAATCGTGGATCTGGATTTACATCAATTGTAGGTATTACAAGTGCAGTATATACTGAAACTTCAGGTAAAACTACATTAAAAGCACCTGGATTTTCAGTTAAAAAAGGTGATATGGTAGAAATCCGCGACTTATCGTTCTCTTGCTCTTCTGGAGGTTCAATATCTACACAAAGATTCCCATCTGGATACTATGGTTATGAATTTTATGTTAATAAAGTATATGATGATAATTCTTTCGATGTTTATACTGGAGTTTCGACAATTCCTCACAATTATGTTTCTGGAGGATATGTAATTAATCGTGCTGTTGGTATTACTACAGCATCATATGATAATATAACAGGTATCACTACTATAACTGCTCCTGGGTTAAATGTTAAAGTTAACGATGTAGTTTCTTTAAGAGACCTAGAGTTTTCTTGTTCTAGTGGATCAGGAACAACTACAATTTATCCAACAGGAAATAATGGTTATAATTTTAGAGTTTTAAGTGTAGTTGGTACAGGTAACACATTTACTGTAAATGTAGGAACTGCACCGATGGCACATAATTATGTTTCTGGTGGTGTGGTCAAACCTCCATATTCAAAAGGTGTCGGTCCAATTACTCAAGGTCCATACATACGAAATTGCACTAATTTTATTGCAGATAGTATTGGAATGAAAGTTGATGGTTTTGAAGCTGAACCTGGAGATCAAGAAGATATTGGTGTTACTGGAACCATGTCAGTTGACTCTTATACTCAGTATAATCAAGGTGGTATTGGTGTTTCAATTACAAATGGTGCATATTCCCAGTTAGTTTCGATATTTACAATTTGTGATGATATTGGAATCTTCACAAAATCTGGTGGACAATGTGATATTACAAACTCAAACTGTTCATTCGGAAACTATGGACTAGTTTCTGATGGTGTTGGCGATTACGAAACAAAATCAATATATCGTTATACTGGAGAAGTTATTCAAGATACTCAAGAAGAGGGTGCTTCAGTTGTAGTTTCTGGAGTTGGAAAAAATAGACCTTATGATGGTCAAGCAATATATTTTGGAGAATTATACTATCAAGTTAATACTATAAGAGTAATAGATGGTGGAAGTGGATATAATCCAGATGATCCCCCAATTGTAACTATTGATTCGCCACAAGGTCCAAATGGAATTTCTGCAGAAGCATCAGCAAACGTAGATGAATTTGGAAGAGTTATATCCATTGATGTAATCAGTAATGGAAGTCAATATTTAACTACTCCAAATATTTCCTTTGAATCTGGTAGTGCAGTAGCAGAAGCAATTATGTATCCTCTATATTATAATATTGAAAGTGCTACATTACCAATATCTGGAATTTCAACAATAGTTCTAACACAAAATCTAAATAATGTAGTGAGCGCAGGAACAACAGTTTACTTTTCAAGATTAAGTCTTCAAATTGCTACTTCAATTTCTCTTGAATGGGTGGGATCTGGTACAAATATTAATACTGCTAAACCAGCTTTAGGTGGAGTATCAATTCAAGAAAATGAAGTTGATAAAAGAAACGGTGGTCAGGTTGTTTATACCAGTACTAATCAATCTGGTAACTTCCAAATTGGTGAAGGAATTGTTATAAATCAACTTACTGGAACAATTAGTGGAAGAGCATTTAGTCAAAGTTTGTTAAATACAGTAACACCTTTAATTATTGCATTGGGTAGATAAAAATGGCGGCAGTTGCACTTAATAAATTTAGAACAATTCGTGTTGGAATTACTACCAATAATGTTGGTATATACACTTGCCCTATTGGAGTTGCTTCTATTGTTATCTTATCACAAGTTACAAATATTTCTACTGGATCAGCAAGAAGTACATACACAGTTACGGCAAATCATTCAAGATCAAAAGAGGCACCAAATATAGATTATAGATTTGCAAATGAAGTACCAATTCCTCCAAATGATAGTTACACATTAGTTTCTGACGGTAGACTAGCACTAGAAACTAATGATGTAATTAAAGTACAAAGTAATGAAAATAATGTTTTAACTTTAATTTTAAGTGTTTTAGAAACAGCAAAACAATAATTAAGATTCATGGTAAAATATAATTCTGGAAGAGTAAGAAGATTTGAACAAACGGGAATAACCTCAGATAGATATGAATTTCTGGGATTAGAACAAGCAGAACCTGATCTTGGGGACCCAAAAGTTGGAATCGCATCTACACTATCAAATCCTGTTCCAAATGGAGAACAGTATGCTTTGATAGCAGTTCATGGTCAAGTAGGTAAAAGATATTGGATTAAAACTGTTGATTTAGAAGGTGTTTCTGCTCAAGGTGCTCAAGGTATTCAGGGACCTTTAAGCAATTTTCAAGGTACTCAAGGTCGTCAAGGTCTTCAAGGTCTTCAAGGTCTTCAGGGACTTCAAGGAAGGCAAGGTATTCAAGGACCTTTAAGTAATTTCCAAGGAACTCAAGGTATTCAAGGTCTTCAGGGAAATCAAGGTCTTCAAGGAGATCAAGGTACTCAAGGTCTTCAAGGAAGACAAGGTATTCAAGGACTTCAGGGTAATCAAGGTCTTCAAGGACTTCAGGGAACTCAAGGACTTCAGGGAACTCAAGGTACTCAAGGTACTCAAGGTCTTCAGGGACTTCAAGGAGGACAAGGTATTCAAGGACCTTTAAGTAATTTCCAAGGTACTCAAGGACTCCAAGGACGCCAAGGTTCTCAAGGAATTCAAGGTATCCAGGGAATACAAGGAACTCAAGGAATTCAAGGTATCCAGGGAATACAAGGAATACAAGGAATTCAAGGATCTCAAGGTATTCAAAATTCTCAAGGTCTTCAGGGTCTTCAAGGACTTCAGGGTAATCAAGGTCTTCAAGGACTTCAGGGAACTCAAGGACTTCAGGGAATTCAAGGTACTCAAGGTACTCAAGGAACACAGGGAACTCAAGGAATTCAAGGACCTTTAAGTAATTTCCAGGGTACTCAGGGACTTCAGGGGAATCAAGGTCTTCAAGGAACTCAAGGAACACAGGGAACTCAAGGTAGTCAGGGTTCTCAGGGACTTCAAGGACTTCAAGGACTTCAAGGTTTACAGGGAACTCAAGGAATTCAAGGACCTTTAAGTAATTTTCAAGGAACTCAGGGATTACAAGGAACACAAGGACTACAAGGTCGTCAAGGTACTCAAGGAGCTCTTAGTAATAATCAAGGTACTCAAGGTACTCAAGGTACTCAAGGATCTCAAGGTATTCAAAATTCTCAGGGCCTTCAGGGACTTCAAGGTAGACAAGGATTACAAGGACTTCAAGGACTTCAAGGGTTTACTGGAGGAACTGGAGTTGAAGGATCTCAAGGTAGTCAAGGATCACAAGGAACTCAAGGTAGACAAGGATTACAAGGATTACAAGGAACACAAGGTCGTCAAGGTATTCAAGGTATTCAGGGAACCGGTGGACAAGGTGCACAAGGTGCACAAGGTCCTCAAGGAATTCAAAATAGTCAAGGAACACAAGGTAGACAAGGATTACAAGGTACTCAAGGACTTCAAGGGTTTACTGGAGGAACTGGAGTTGAAGGATCTCAAGGTAGACAAGGACTTCAGGGACTTCAGGGACCATATGGTAGAGTTGGAAATACTTCATACGCAATTATAGATTTAAACGCTGCTGGAAGTTACACTATCGAAGCAGGCGCAGAAATTAAATCTGTGCTTAATGTTTCTGGAATGACATCTACAACCACTGTTCCATCTTCTACAACAATTTGTGTTTTTGGAAATACAGTAGCATCAACTAGAAAAATAACCAATAATTATAGAGTTTATTTAAATACAATATCAGTAATTTATTATTACGTTAATAAAGCAAATGGGGTATGGGGAGAAACACCAGACACTGGTGAAGGAATTGCATTAGAATATTCTATAAATGGAGTATCGGGATGGACTGCTCTTGATACCATTGATTCTGGGGATGTTGCAGGAAATACTTGGACTCTTAGAACTGTAATTTTATCAGATGCAACTGCCCAATCATATGCTGGTGTTTATTTAAGATTTAGACAATTAGATACAGACTTTACAAGTGGCGATAACTGGGCAGTAACAACAGTTATTATTAAAACAGATTCTGGTGGAATCAGTGGAGGTGGATCATCTTCAATGTCTGTAATGGATTTTAGTTCCAATACAAGTTTTTTAAATGAAGGTACTCTTTTTACAACACCAGGTTCAATTTCTGGAATGACAACCAGTGGATTTATTCCCACAAATACTCCAATATGTTTATTTGATGAGTCTACTTCTGAAAGAAATATTAGAACTTTGTCTAAAGTTTACTTAACCAGTTTTGATGAAGTAAAATTTTATGTTAATAAAGCGGATGGAACTTGGGGTGAACAACCAGATAGTGGAGAAGATTTATATTTACAGTATTCTCATGATTTGAGCAGTTGGTCAACTCTTGATTATATGGTTACAACCCAAATAAGAGGTAATACGTGGTCTCTTAGACAAGTAACTATTCCTAATGATGCAAAATCTTATGATGGTGTTTATTTAAGATTTTCTCAACCCACTTTAGATTTTCCAACAGGAGACAACTGGGCAGTAACATCAGTCGTTCCAGCCAATTTTCAAAGAGAAAGAAGTACTTCATTTGCAGTCATAGATTTAAATTCTCAAACTGGTCTATCTTTAGATGATTATTCATATCGTCAAACTTCATTTTTGACAACACCATTTGCAATGACTGGGATGACTTCATCTTCATCCACAGTACCGTCAAGTACACCTATATGTGTCTTTGGCCCAGTTAGTAGTTTATCTGTATCTTCAATATCTTCACCAAGATACCTTAGAACTACATATAAAGTTTATTTAACAAATATCGAAAGATTAAGTTATTATGTTAATAGGGCAAATGGAGTATGGGGAGAATCTCCTGATTCTGGAGAAGAGTTAATATTACAATATTCAGTTGATAATAGTACATGGTATGATATAGAGACTATACCTGTTTCTATTTCTGGTAATATTTGGACATTAAGAGATGTTAGTGTTCCTTCAGATGCAAAAAATTTAAATGGTGTTTATTTAAGATTTGCACAACCCACTTTAGATTTTCCAACAGGAGACAACTGGGCAATAACATCATTAATTGCAAATACAGAAGCAGTTTCACTTGCTTCAGATTCTACAAATACTACAAGATATATTGGTTTTGTTGAAAATACCACGGGATCAATATCATCAATTTTTACTTCATCAAGTGATTTAAGATTTAATCCAGGAATAGGATCTTTTTCCACTCGATTTGTTTCTGCAGCAGCAACAGTTTATGACGCTGCTGGAGATGTAAGAAAAATTGTAAATCTTGCAAAAGCAGGCCCATACACTTTACAATCATCTGATATTGGAAAATTGGTAAATATTACCACAGGAGGTGTAACAGTTCCTTCCCTAACTTTTGGACCTGGAGATGCGATAACAATATATAACAACTCATCTGGAAATCAAACTATTACTCAAGGATCTTCAGTAACAATGTATCTTGCAGGTTCATCAACTTCAGGAAATAGAACTCTCTCACAAAGAGGAGTTTGTACAGTATTATGTGTAGCATTAAATGAGTTTGTAATTACTGGAGCTGGATTATTATGACTGCAATTCAACAAATGCTTATGGGTGGTGGTATTCCTCCAGAAAGTATTTTATGGGATAGTATTGATGGATTAGCATCATACATGGCAGGGTTTATGAGTGAATATAGAAATCCATCTTTTTATTTTTATGCTTTAGATGGAGATTCAACTTTTATTAATGATGGTGGTAATGACATGTTTGATGGTGGAAACTATACAACACCAGTATTAATTTCCGGAACAAGTTATACATCAATATTTGGACCTTTTCCATATGCAATTTCGTATAGTAATACTTCATCTGTTATAGTAGATGGAGATTTTAAATATGCATCACTTGGATATTCTGGTTCACGTCTCCCATTAACTGTTATGGGAACACGTTTTGGTCCATTACAACCAATAGGGTGGCAAAAAGGTGGAAATGTTGGTGCTGATGGTTCCGGAAGTCTTACAACTTCATCATCGACAGTAATTATTAGTGGATTTACAGTTTATTATTTTTATAGACAAACTTTTGGAGCTTCTTCTGATCCTGCAGTTTGCGATGTTTATATGTTAATAGGTCATCCAAATTGGGGAAGTGTAATTGGAAGTAGGTCACAATATTCCGATTTTAATACTAATGCTCAATCTGGTTATTTTCTTGCTAATAATTCAACAAATACTTTAGCAATTGTTACATTACTATCAAAAGGCGGGGGACTTGGCTCTATTTCAGGTTCTGATATTGCTACAGTAGTATCTAATATGGTGAATAGGATAAAACTTTATTTTGGATACTAATTAATATTTTTGAGATCCCTTGACACGTCACTGGTGATGTGGTATACTACGTAGGTATTGAATCAAACCTCAAATGCATCTCGAAACTGGAGAATTTTTAACCAAATGTGTGGTTGATACTCTTTCTAGAAAATTTTATCTTTATTCTAGTGAAGGTAATGAAAAAGTAGTAGATTGTGAAACTGTAGAGCAATTTATGAGTGTTCTTGAAGTTGTCAGAAATCAACTTGATGAAAAAACTTTAGTGTACTGCAATCCATTTTAGAGTTCATGAAGCAACTTACAATAGAAGAATTACAACAAAATTTTGATCAAGTTATGAATTCTGTTGAAAATGGAGAAACATTTTTGATCAAAAGTGAAAATGGTAATGTCATGTTAGTTCCCTATGGGGAATATAAAGAAGATGACGATTTTATGAGAATATATACGAATCACGAAGAGGGTTCTTAATAATTAATTCCAGACTTTAAAGTCTGGTTAAAGCGAGTGAGACTTGGTAGTCAGAGAGGTCTTATAAACCTTTTCCGCCAGATTAGCGGCTTTGACCTGGTTCGAATCCAGGCACTCGTATTCTTAAAATAAATACAAGATACGGGAGTAACTCCTATGTCTTATCGTATCGATCATGCTTATTGTTGGTATGACAATGGAACTATGATTGTAAAAATGTATTTTATTAATCATATACCATTTACTTTTGATGAAATGCCAGATGGTCATTTATATGATTTAGATCTTTGTAGAGAAGCAGATAAAAATCGTACTTTTGAACCAGATGATTTGTACAAAAATTCCTTTTATTTAATAGATGAAGAGGCACATCCATGTTTTTTTCCAGTTGAGTTGGAAAATCCTGAAGATATGCCAGATGATATTGAATTTGAATATGATGGGGAGGATTTATTGGGATAAATAAAACATAGAAATTAATACAGTCATTATAATCCAATGCCTCTTAATAAATTAGAAAATTTTATTAAGAATACAGAAGGTCGTATTCTTTATGTAAATCCAAATGACCTTGATTCTACCGATTCAATTACCAATCAGGGTAATTCATTAGCACAACCATTTAAAACAATACAAAGAGCACTCTTAGAATCTGCTAGATTCTCATATTTAAGAGGCAATAATAATGATATAACTGAAAAGACAACAATACTTTTATTTCCAGGTGAACATTTAGTTGATAATAGACCTGGTTATGCAATAAAAGATGAATCTGGTGTTGCAATTGCAGTTGCTCCGGATGGAACAACATTAAATGCAAGACAATCTTTATCTTTGGAACTAGATTCCAATTTTGATCTTACCCAAAATGATAATATTCTTTATAAATTTAATAGCATTTATGGTGGAGCGATAGTACCTAGAGGAACTTCAATTGTTGGATTAGATTTAAGAAAGACAAAAATTAGACCAAAATATGTTCCAAATCCAACTGTAGACAGTATTGATAGATCTGCAATTTTTAGAATTACTGGAGCTTGTTATTTTTGGCAATTTTCTATATTTGATGCAGATGAAACGGGATTAGTTTATACTAATCCTAGTTATTTTACTGAACAGTACCAATCAACACCAACATTCTCACACCATAAATTAACTTGTTTTGAATATTGTGATGGTGTTAATACTTTATCAAATTATAGTAATTTAACAGATCTTGATATTTACTACAGTAAAGTTTCAAACGCATACAATACTTATAGAGATATTGATGCAAAATATCCAGAAAACGATTTAGGATTTGCTAAAAGAGCACCAGAGTGGGAAATTGTTGGTGCATTTGCAACAGATCCTATCAATATTTCTAACATTTATTCTGGAAATGGAACTACCGCTGGTTCTAGGGTTACTGTAACAACTAATCAGGAGCATGGATTAAATGCAGGTACTCCAATTAAAATTAGAGGAGTTTCTGAAGATACTTACAATATTTCAACTAAAGTTCAAGAAATTTTAAGTTCTACTCAATTTACTTATCTCTTACCTTCATTTCCAGTAAATTTATCAGCAAATCCAATTTCTTCTGGTGCAACAGCAACAGTCGAAACAGATACTGTTTCTGGAGCATCTCCATATATTTTCAACTGTTCTTTAAGATCAGTATGGGGTATGAATGGAATGCACGCAGATGGTGGAAAAGCATCTGGATTCCGTTCAATGGTTGTTGCCCAATTTACTGCGGTATCATTGCAAAAAGATGATCGTGCTTTTGTAAAATATAATCAACAAACAAGAACGTATCAAGGAATTAATTATAGTCCAGTATGGGGTGCAAATTTACCTGCGGAAGCTTCTTCTACAAATACATCTCAAGTTTATCACTTAGATCAGAATGCCATTTATAGAACAGGATGGGAACCAAGTCATATTAAAATTTCAAATGATGGATTTATACAAATAGTTTCAGTTTTTGCAATTGGTTTTAACAAACACTTTGATGTTCAATCTGGTAGTGACGCATCAATTACAAACTCAAACTCTAACTTTGGTCAAATATCATTAACAGCGGAAGGATTTAAAAAGGCAGCATTTGCTAAAGATAACAAAGCATATGTTACTTCTATTATTCCACCAAGACATATTGACCCATTTAATGAAGATGATATTGAATGGTTATCTTTAGATGTTGGTTTAACAACATCATACGGAACATCAACATCAGATACTACAAGATTATATCTATATGGTGCAACTGCAGAAGATAGTGCTCCTGTAAGTTTAACACAAGGATATAGAATTGGTGCAAAACTTAATGATATTCTATACTTATCTTATGAAGGTACAGAATATCAGGCAAATATTTACATGTCTGATGGTTCAACCTCAGCATTTAAAAAATATGATGTAACTGGGTCACCTTCTAACAGCAAATTCCAAATTGGTTCTCATGGAATTCAAACTGGTGAAAAGATAATTATCAATAGTGAAACTGGAGATTTACCAGAAAATATTACCGAGCATATTGTTTATTATGCAATTAGACTTACTTCCCCAGATAATGAAAAAATTAAACTTGCATCATCATATACTAACGCTATTCTTGGGCAAGGAATTACTGTGTATGGTGGATCAGATCTCGTAATTTATACACGAGTATCTGATAAAAATGCTGGTGATATCGGTTCCCCAATTCAATATGATGAAACTAATAGTAATTGGTATATAAAAGTTAACGCATCTAATCAAATTTATAATTTATTGAACACATATGGTGTTTCTACATTATCAGAAACAACTGATTTAACATATGTAAAACGTGTTTCTGATGAAAGAAGTTTGGATGAAAAACTTTATAAAGTTAGAGTTGTAATTCCTAAAGAATTAGCAAATTCTAAAAACCCAGAAAGTGGATTTGTCCTTCAAGAATCAAGCACAACTGGAGCAAGATCTAATTCTGATTTTGGATTAACAACAATTACTATTGATGATTATGAATATAATAAAAATACCAGATTTATTACTACTTGTACAGAAAGTTCAGGTACAGTTACAGTTATTTCTGAATTACCTCATAACTTAAAAGTTGGTGATATTGTTATTGTTAAGAATGTAGTTGATACTATCAATACCGTTGGAGACAATAATCTTGGTTATAATGGATCATTTACTGTATTATCTGTTGTAAATGACATGTCATTTACATATAGTACAACAGATATTCTTGGAAGACTTCACAATCCAGGTTCATGTACTAATAATACAGATAGTAGAAACACACTTTTACCAAGATTCGAAAGAAACGATTTACAATCTAATCTATTCATTTATAGAAATGAAGTAATATCAGATTATATTCAAGACACGCAGGATGGAATTTATCACTTGTATTTGTTAAATGCAAGTAATGCAGTTTCTACAGAATTTACTAATTTAAAATATAGTCAAAATTCTGTCAATTTATATCCACAATTAGACAGAGATAATTATAATTCAAACCCATTATCATCAAAGAGTTTTGCAAAGAGAGCCCCTCTAGGTGATGTTATTACTAGTGATCTTAAAAAAAGTATTACCAGAGAAACCACAGATAAGTTACTGAAAACATTTGGAAAAGGTCTTGAAATTTCATCAACTTCAAGCACTGCCACATCTTCATCTCTGGTTTTTGATTTAAATCACCAGTTAGGAGGTGTAGTTGGATATAGTGGATTGACCGGAGGAAGTGGACACAATAATGGAACTTTCTATAATGTAAGACTTTATAATGAAAATACACTAACAAATTGGTATGGAGCTACAGCAAAGGTAACCGTTTCTGGTGGAGCAGTTACATCTGCAGAAATCATTAATTCGGGTTCTGGTTATGCAAATGGTAATACTCTTTATTTTGATATTACTAGAATTGGTGGAAGTGCAAATGCTTTCATGTCAGTTTCAACATCTGGAATTACTACTTACATTGGAGATGTTGTACAAGTTACTGGATCCTCTACTAATGAAGACGGTCTTTATAGAATTGCTTCCATAGGAAGTCCCACTCAAATTTCAATTGCAAAAACATCAGGTGATCCTACCCCTGCAGTTGGTCAATATGCATTCATAATTGGACCATCTGTAAGAATTTCATCAACATCATATAATTCTACAAGCAGCATATTAACATTTACTTGCAGTTCCGCACATGGATTAATTGCTGGTAATAAATTTAGAGTTATAGATTCTACTAATAATAACTTGGGAGATTATGTTGTAGATGAAAGAGTTAGTTTAACTTCATTTACAGCAAAATCTAATACATCTATTAGTGCTTCAAATGGTTTTATTTTAAAACATGGTTTATCTTCTAATGAGGGTGTTTCCGATAAAAGAGATGAGAGTTTAGGTGCTAGAGGAGTTCCAATTTATAAAGGTGAGACTTTAAAACTTACAACTGCTATAGAAGATGAGACAACACTTGATATTTCTCTAGCAAATCCAGGTTTAGCACATACCTCCAGAAGGTTCCCATTAGGATCTTATGTCCAAGTTGACAATGAGATCATGAGAATTACTACGAGTGCCAATGATACACAAATTGGCGTAATTCGTGGTTCTTTAGGTACTATTCAGGAAAATCATGATCAAAATGCCATTCTTCGTAAAATTGAACCATTTGCTGTAGAATTCAGAAGACCTTCAATTCTTCGCGCTTCTGGTCATACATTTGAATATCTTGGATATGGACCAGGAAATTATTCAACTGCACTACCACAAGTTCAAATTAGATCATTAACAGAAAGAGAAGATTTTCTTGTACAAGCGCAAGAAAGATCTTGTGGTGCTGTAATTTACACTGGAATGAATAGCAGAGGAGATGTTTTTAGTGGAAACACTAAAACTGTTGCATCCAGTGGTGAAACAGTTTCCTATGATATTCCAAATCCAACTGTAACTGGACAAGATCCTACAAAACTAAGTGTTGTTTTTGATGAAGTTACTATTAAAGAAAGACTTTTAGTTGAAGGTGGTACTTCAGGACAAGTTCTTTCACAATTTGATGGACCAGTTACATTTAACAGACAACTTAGGATTAAAGCAAAAGCATCATTTAGCAACTTAGTAAAACTTACTAGCACCCAACAGTCAACAAGTAAGTTCACTGGAGCATTAACTGTTAATGGTGGTGTTGGTATTTTAGGAAACTTGAATATTGGAGGAAACTTTAGTGCAGAGTTAATAACTGTAAATATTGGAATTGTACCAGACTCATATCAAGGTGCTTATGTTGGATCCAGTACTTTACCATTTGGTGAAGCATATATCGGAAACATTAGAATTGGAAGTGCAGCGGATGGTACAATCGATACATTCTCAGGAAATCTTACTTTAGATTCTTCTGGTGGAACTACCATTATTAACGATACTTTGACAATAAATGGTCAAGTTACAATCACAAACACAACTCAATCAACATCCAAAGATACTGGATCATTAATTGTTGATGGTGGTGTTGGAATTGAAAAAGATGTTTATATTGGTGGAAAACTTGATGTTGGTACAACATTAAATGTAAGTGGTATTGCCACAGTTAATGGTCTATTAGATGCAAATGCTGGTGCCACGATTGATAATATTAGAATAGGAATTGCTGGTGATAATGAAATTGATACTTCTACAGGAAACTTAACAATTGATTCTGCTGGTGGAACTACAACGATTGATG